CTAGCCATTCGCATAAAGCTTCGTGTTCTTGCGCCAATCGTCGGCCGCAGCCTCGCCGGTCAGTCGCTCAAGGTGGGCGTCGATGTCGGCCTGGCTCCAGTGCAAACCGTTGCCAAGCATGACCGGGTGCGGCAGGCGCCCGCAAGCAATCTCGCGCTCCAGCTCAGCTGCTGACAGGTCGAGATAGGCGCATGCCGTCGCCCGCTTCATCATGCGCGGCCAGTGCGGAACGTGCTTCCCCATACTTCACCCCTCCCCCACAAGAGCGGCGTCGATCATGGCTTGCCAGACTTCCTTCGCGCCCTTCTCATCGACGCTACAGCAGTCGATCGGGCCAGCGTTCTCCGTCGCTTCGACAAGCATGAAATTGGTCGGCTCGCGCATGGCCTTGATGGCTGCGGCGGCGATCCTGCGATACGGCTCTGGAGACCCCTGACTTTCGTTCAGGTTGGGCCACGGCCACGCCTTGTGCCACGGGTCATCCTCCTCGTAGATGGCTTTGGCGACACGTTCGATCATCTCGCTCACGGCTTCACCTCCCGGATTGAGGGCAGCCGATAATGGCCTGCTTCTGCAAGCCTGATCCGATCCGCCATGATGGCAAAGACTTCCTCGTTCGACCGGCGTTCGATGCCCTTGATAGGCCGCCGCATGTCGAGAAAATCGATAACCCTCTCAGCCGCCTCCAACCGATCCAGCAGGGCCGGGAGGTGGTTGATGGCGGCGACGATGAGGGCGGCGTCTTCCTTGCTGATGTGAACGAGGTGGGCTGGAGGGCCACCATCGAAGCCCAGCCCGACAGAGCCGGTCACAACTGGCGAAGGTGCGCGCGATTGCGGATGATCCCACGTGGTCGCTATGCGCCGCTCCGTATGGTTGCCCTGCTTTCCGCTCGCTATCGACCAAGGGATTTTCGTCTCCACCGTTTCCCACGGCCCCGGCGTCGCCTTCGCGATCAGTGACCGCAACTCCTGGATGATGTCAGTCATTGCGGGCCTCCTTCATGCAAGGCGCAATCCGCGCCATATCACTGCGGCACGACGGGCAATCGCAGCCCTCGACGCGCATTCGGTCGAGCGCCCTGCACTCCTCACACATCAGGCCATGGTCGGCAGGCTTGCCAACATGATCCTCCCGCATGACGCAGGTGTCGGTGCCGTGGTGTTTCATGGCCGCGCCTCCATGTATGTGGCGACGATAGCCACCGTCGCCAAAAGGCTCATGAGGTGCCTCGGATCAGTCCACCCGGTGACGCGTTCCACGATAATTCCGACTGTCGACACGATGAAGAACGACCCAAAGCAGGCCAGAATGGTGATGATGGCTGACCTTTTCATTCCACCACCTCCACCTTGACGAACTCCCCACCCTTGAGAACCCACTGGCCCACCTTCTTGGGCGTAGGCTGGAAGGGCTTGGGCGCGGGGTGTTTGCGGGGCGGTGTCATGCGGGCACCTGTTCGACCTGCGGGCGGGCGAAATAGGTCTTGCCGTCCAGTTCGTGGCCGCCCTTGTCAGCGCCGCGCCCGCCGACCTGCTTGAAATTGAACACGCGGCCCAACTCCAACGACTGGTCGCGCAGATCACGCGCCCACTGGATATCCATGGGACGGGCATTGCGGCCGCTTTCCCCGCCAACGATGATCCAGTCAGGCGCGTTGCAATCGAGGATCACCGGGCCAAGCAGCGGCTCGAAACTGCCGAAGGTAAACAGCGCATCCAGCGCCGCGCCGGCATTCTTCAGCTTGATCCGATCGCGGTCATATTCGGCCTGGCTGCCAAACGTTGCGCCCAGCGCCGCATTGGGAGGGAAGCCGCCGCACTCGATAGCCATGTCGATCGCATTGCCGATCCGCTTGGACAGGTAGAGCATGACGAGGTTGGGGCATTCCCGCGCCCGGTCAAACGCTTCACGGCGCCATGCCATCGGGACGCGGTTGTCCCAGATGTCGCCCAGGCTCAGCGAAAACACGAACGCGCGCTTGCCTTCCTCGCCCGCGATGCGGTTCCATTTGCGCAACTGCGCCCAGGTCGATGACGAGGTGCGCACCCGGTCGCCGTTATTGCCCCAGACAACCTTGCCATAGCGGTTGTCCATGAGGTCTTCGGCATAGCAGTTGTCGCACGGCGCGCCGACCTTCGTGCAGCCCATCCACGGGTTCCATGTGTGATCGGCCCATTCGATCTTCGTGTTCTGTGCCATAATCCTTACCCCGCCGCTATCAGCTTGCGCCGTCGCGGCGGGGCCTCCTTGGTGAATGGTTAGGCGGCGGCCGGTTCGAAATAGACGCCGACGATGTTGTGCTGACAGAACTCGGCAAGGCAGGTGTCACCAGCCCAGACGCGGACATAGGGAATGTTCGCGTGAAGCCCGGATTTCTGGCAGGCTTCGATCCGGGTGACGCCGTTGCGCCCGACCAGATAGCCGCCTTGCACATCCGGGATCGTGTCGATGTCGATGGCCTTGATCGGCTGCTGGACGGGGTGCTCTTCCATCACGCCGCCGCCTTCTGAGCCTGCGACATGTTCGCGCTGACACCTTCCCGTGCCATGCGAGCCATCCGCTTGACGGTGGCATTGGCGGTCGCAGTTTCCTGCGCTGCGATGTCGGTAAGGCAGGCCCGCAGCTTCACGTTCTTGGCGAACAGGGTGCTGGCGGCGATGCCCTTCTCGACGGCTTCGGTGCGGCTCTGGTCGCGCTCGGCTTCAAGGGCGAGCTTTTCAGCCTCCAATCGGCTGATAGTCTCCGCATCACGCAGCGCATTTTCAGCGCGCTGAGCCAGCAAGTCATCACCAGACTTCATCATCTGGTCGAAACGCTTTTTCGTAACGAACATGCTTGTTCTCCTCTAGGCCGCGCGGGCGGCGATTTGCTTCTTCCACTGGTCGAGAATGATCGCCTTCGCTTCGGCGGCTGGCACCTTCTTGGTCACCACCAGGCGCCGATATTCGTCACGCATGGCGGCCGGGATGTCGCGCATCCGGGTTGCCGACAGAGACGCGGCGCGCTTGGCGTTGACCTCGGGCGAAACCGTCTTGGCGACCACATCGGGCCGGGTCAGAACGTTCGCGCGGAGCCAGCGGCCATGTTCGCGACGGCGCTCCATCTGATCGGGATCGGCCATGCTTGCCGCCAGAGCCTTGCGCATCCGCTCGCGATATTCGAGCTTCACGCCGGGCTTCTGGTGATAGCGCTGGATGCCCTCACGCCGCCGGCGCTGGATTTCCGGGTCGGTTGCCATGTGCTTCGCCGAACATGGCTTGCACCGCTTGGCGCCCTTGCTGCGAGGGTGGGTGCATTCGGTCACTTGCCGGGCCCCAACTCGGTCTTGCGCACGCCGGCATGGACGAACAGGTCATCGCCATCGGCCTCCGACAGATCGGGCAGCAGCGATTCCAGCTTGGTGTCGACATCGATCACCGTGCCGCACTGGTCGATTTCCGCCATGGCCTGATCCAGCGTCAGGCGCTCGCCGCGTTCGTTGTCGGCCGGGCCTTCGCTGCCATCATCAGCGGCCTGCTCCGACTGGATCTGATGTTCCAGCACATCGAGGCGACCGGCGGGCTGCTCGGTTTCGATCTGCGCAATCTCGCCCTCGGCAGCCATGGCGAGCGCTGCCGACTTGGCCACCATCGTGTCATCGCGCTCGAACTCAGCTTCGATGTCGGTTGAGCTCGGCAGACGCTTGGCGAAGCGACGCATGACGGTCTTGCGGGCCATTTCACCCCACCAGTCCACCCACGGCCCTTTGTCAGACGCGCGCGAAACCTTCCGCACCGCCTCGATCTGGGCGACATTCATGATTTCGGGCGGGACCACCTCGCCGCTTTTGAGGGTGGCGATCGCATAGGCGCCGATGGGATTGCCGCGATCGGCGAACCAGTCAGGCTCGAACACCGGGACAGCATCGAGGCCGGGCCGATAGGTGAATTTGTCATGCTCATGAACCACATGGACATCGACGCTGGCAATCTCGCCCGACTGCCGGATCTTCTTCAGGACACCGGCAATCATCGGCATCCACTGGACCTTCTTGTCCCACCCACCGGAAGACCGGTTGCGCGTGTTGAAGATCACCAGCGCGCCTTCGCGACCATCGGGCAGCAGGCCGTCCTGCGCCGCTTTGACCACGGCGCCGAACAGCGAGCGGCGATCAGCGTTGAGCAGATCAGGGTTGCTCTGGATCGCCGTCATGGTGACGCGCTGAAACTTGTCAACGGCGATATGCGCCGGCAGCGCCATCTTGAGCTGGTCGCTCATCTGCGCCAGGCTTTGCCGCAACGCAACCGCCGGGTCCGCGCGCCGTTCTTGAAGCTGGGTAGCCATTATGCTGCTTTCTCCGTGATGCTGAAGCGCCGGTAAGATTTGCGCCCCTTGATAATTGTGCCGATGTCGTCGGCAGTGATTTCGCGATCCGGCTGGGCCTTGATGGTCGGGCACTTGACGGTCATTCCGTCGAGCAGCGCCACGCCAGCATCACCGAGCTTGTCGAGCAGTTCAGCCTGGGCCGCGTCGGCCTGCGCCTTGCCCTGCTTCTCCAGCGCCTTGCCGGTCAGCCAGCGGGCTGCAGCGTCCACAGCTAGGTTGTCGGTTCTCAGGTCGATCAGGTCGCCATTATCCTCGGGATAGAGCGCGCTGATGGTCGGCAGGTCGCGGGTATAGTCTGCCGCCGGCGGATCACCCGCAGCGATGGAGCGCCAGAACGCTGCAACCCGCGCCTCTATGTCGGCCCAGATGACCGGGCGGAACTGATACTGGAACCGGCGCAGTTCATTGCCGCCGACCAGCACGATGACATCGCCCCAATCGCATCCGGCCAGCCCCATGTAGGACATGACCTGCAGCAAATAATTCAGCGGCGGCTCATCACCCCAGCCCTTGGCCACGATCCAGTCCGCCGTCTTCACCTCAAGGATGCCGCGGCCGCGCTGCGGGCACATCACCATCTGGTCAGGGTGGCCGCCCAGCCCGGCGTCGTTCGTCAGCCGCTTGGGCGTTTCCATCTTCTGGTAGCCAAAGCGATCGCAGGCGCCTTCGATAATGACCGGCTCAAGGCGAACACCCCATTCCGCGCGCTCATTGCCAGTGAAGTCTGGCGTGGCGACATTGCCGGCCTTCCGGTGCCAAAGCTCGAACTCGGTCAGCCAGGGATGCTGGCCGAACAGCGCGGCAACCTCCGACGCGCCGACCACCGATGCGCGGAAAGCGTCGTCGCCATCGCCGGCCATGATGTTGGTCAAGGCGTTCATATGTGGCTCCCCACCAACAACCCCATCATGAACACCACAGCCCCCGCCCCGATCAGCTCGGCATAGGGAGGGTGGAGGCCGATGCGGGCGTCGCGGTTGGTCAGGGCGGCGATCGCGGCGTGGATGGTGGAGATCATGCCGCACCGCCTTTCGCCTTAGCGATGGCGGCATCGACCATTCCGCGAACAGTCAAATTCTCCGTAGAAGCCCCGCCAGATTTCGGATTGGCATACCATTCGTAATGCATGAGGGCACGATGAGCTTCTTCCAACGCTTCCAGCAGCCCAGAAGAGGATGAAGGCGCATCAACAGACTTCGCCCGCTCTGTCAGCATGGCGTCGGCAACTGCGTAGGCATCACGGGCGAACGGCTCGCCATCACCGAAAAGAGGGCAATGGTCATGAACACTGTGGGACATCAGCCCAACCAGCGCCTGAGACGCGAACCAGTCGCGCAGGGCCATGCCGCAAAAGCGTTCGGTGTAAGCGCTGAATTCGTTCTGAGGGAACGCGCTCGGGTTTTCAGGCTGGCTCATGCGCGGCTCTCCATCTTCTCGCGGTGGGCGCGCTGGTGCATTTCATCCATGCTGACCGGCGGTTCGCCTTCGCACATGGCTTCGTGCTGCGCTTCGGCAGCGTCGGCGAGTTCGTCGTCCGTCATCGGGCGCCAGCCGATGCCTTTGCAGGCTTCGCATTGGACCGCCGGATGAACCTCACTGCGGATGCGCCCATTGCCGTCGCATTGCGGGCACTCGATTTCCGGCCGATAATGCTCGTCGCAGGTAAATTTGCTGGCGACACAATTCGTGCAACTAGCCTGCCAGTTCGCTCCCCGGATCATGCTTCGCTCCTCACAATCCTGATGGCCATCGCCACGGAAACCACGTCCCGGCGCAGCGCATCGTTGAACTCTTCGACCGCATCCCATTCGGCTTCGGTCATTTCGCTGGTGCCGCTCACGCTGTGGTCGCAGATGGCTTCCTCGCGGATATCCTCGATCTGCTGGTGCAGGCGGTTGGCGGCCTTTTCGATATGCGGCCAGGCAGCGTCGAAGGTGCGCGGATCGCATCCCGACAACTCGTTCGCGTCCATGTCGAACAGCGCGATCATGGCGCGGATCACGGGCTTGGCGTTCACCAGCCAGTTGCCCGCCTTCTCGGCAGCGGCTTCCAGGGCTGTGTGCGACGTTGCTTCGATGAGGGTGGCGCTGGTCATGCCCGGCGCCCCTTCATCTGGGACTGCATGGCAGCCTCGATCGCGCGGGCAGCCTTCGCAGCGCCCTTCGCGTTCAGGTCGTTGAGCATGTGGCGATAGGAGGCGGGATCAGTGGGTTCGCCCCGTTCCGCTGCCTTCGTGATGATTTCGTGGCGCATTGGCCGAACCTCCATCTCGCGGTTTCCCGCTGGTGCCGGGTCTGCTGGGGAGCGGGCCGGGCTGATGGAGTGATATCTACATGCGCATACGCATATCGTCAATGACCAATTTATGCGCTACCGCATTTTTTATGAGCGTGCGGATTTCCGCCGATCGCACCCACAAAAAAGCCCCGCAGCGAACGAGCGCGCGGGGCTAGTCGGGGAGGAAGGCGAGCAGGGGTATGCCGCCGTCAGCCGCTAAAGCAGGTTTGTGTTACGACGATGTGGCAGATCGACGCCTAAGCCATCTCAAGATTGTCGCCCTGTTCAGCATCCGCTTCCATCGAGCGAACGTGATTGAGATAGTTGGCCGCCAGAGCGAGATGAACCCTTTTGGCTGACGGATCGCTAGTCATATTGGCTTTCCGGATCTCAGTCCTGGCGCGACGCTCATAATAGGCTTTGTCCGAAATTCTGCGCATTTTGCTCCTCCTTGAGTTGAACAAAAGCGACCTCGTTGAGAGACCGCTATCCCAGGCAGCGAGCCTTGGGACGCTCCGAATTTACCAAAGAGCGGCTCGATTCTTCAAGAGGGAGGAGCCACGAAAAAGCCCCGCTCGATCACTCGGCGGGGCTAGTCGAAGGTCAGCAAGCAACGGGCGGCTCGCTGGGCAGTATTACACGCGAACGGGGGGATCGTTCCATGGGGGAGCCGCCGCAAGGTGTCCGGCGGGTGGTGTTTTAGATGCCTGCGCCGACGACGGCGAGGGATAGGTGTTTCAACTCGGAATAAAGCGGAAGGCTATGCCCACAATACCGGAAATCAACGCCACCACGAGGCCAATCCGCGTCAAAAGCTTCCCGAATTTTTCGTCCAGATAATCTTTTGTTGGAAGCGCGCCAACCTTCTCAGCCAGCACCGCCAAATCTTTCGGCATGCTTTCTGTTCGTGCGTCGATCCGATCCACCTGTTTGACCAGATGGGCGACATCCGATTCCAGCTTGGCGACGCGGGCTTCCATGCCTCCTGATTTGCCCCCTCCGTTGCCGAATTGCAAGGGCGGCACCTGATCTGAACCCTTGCTAGCATCGAGCTGATTTCGGCTCGTGGTGCTGACCAAATAAAGTTTCACGCCATTGCTCATTGACCGTCCACCGGCAGAACATTGAGAAGAATTGCATTGTGCAGACGTGTATGGCCGCAATTTCCGCAGATTAGCATTACACAGGGGTAGGTCGGGCCACCAATGATAGTCCCACCGCTTGACTCTCCACTGGTCACCAAAAGCGAAACATAGTGATCACCGATCATAAAGCTTCCATCTGGACACACATTACATTTCGCGGATCCCGGTATCTTTTCGTTTATGGCGTCAGCGATGGCATCTTTTGTCTTTGGAGGAATGCTGAGCTCGTCATTTTGAGCTTTTGTATCATTAGCCTCTTGATCGGGCATACATTTTCATCCTCACATCTTCCGCACGATAGCCACGGCGCGGCCGACGACATGCAACTCGCCGTCATAGGCCGTCTCAGGTGCTACGTTTTGGTTATCAACCATCAGTCCCCTCCCCCACTTATCCACAGCTAAATCCCGATAGGAAACACCCTGCCCTGCTTTTCCTATTTCCTACACGCGCCGCGTTCCGGTAGAGAACAAAAAGAGAACGGATGAGTCGAGGCGTTGGCGATGGCGGTGCTAGCAGAACCAGCATGCGAAGTGGGTTGCCGAACCTGCCTCATGGGTTGCGCTGTTCTCCCTGCCCGCCTGCTTTGGTGGGAGCGGGAGATTGAACGACTGTGCCAGGAACGATCGCTTCGGCCGAGCTGTCTGGAGACGCGCCGTGCTTTAGAAGGAGCGCTAACCTGTCACGCAGGCTTGAAGCGACAATTGGCGGATAGCCCGAGAGCGGCGTTCCGGGCGGAACCTCCTGCATCGCGTCGGAGATCATGCGCTGGAAGTCGTCTTCACTAGGCAGGCCGTCCCCTGCCCGCAATGCCGGGATCTGGGTCAATGGCATGGTGATAAGCTGCTCGATCGTCACGTCAGCAATTCGGGCAAGAGACAGCAGGTTATCTGGCTTCGGATCGGCGCCTTTCTCCCACCGGACGATGGTTGATTGGCCGACACCGATTTGCTCGCCAAACTCGGTTTGGTTGGCGAATTTCGACCGCAGCGATTTGATGTTTTCGGAGAGGATCGACATTCCCGCCGGATAATTGGAGAGGCGCAGATTCTCCAATCCGCTCACGCATATTTGCATTTGACACCATATGCGTATGCGCATAGAGATATCGGATGAGCGAGATCAGAGCCATCCGTGACGCCCTTGGTTTGACGCAGGCCCAGCTTGCCGCCCAACTCGGCGTAACGCAATCCACCGTTTCCCGGCTCGAAACCGGCGAGATCACCCCCGACCGGCGGACGATGCTCGCCGCTCATGCGCTGAAGGCCGCAGCGAAGCCCTCTCGCCGCCCCACCAAGCCCGCGAGCGCGGCGGCGTAATGGCGGACGATTGGAAACCGGGCGATCTCGCCTTGTGCGTCCATGTTGGAACGTGGCGCGACTATGGCGTCGGCCCAGCGCGCGGGCAGGTGATCGAAGTTGCTGACGTTTTCCCCCCTGATGAAGTGGGGAAGTTGATCGGTGATGATTACCACCATTGCTTTCTGGGCTTCACTGCTTGGCTCCCCGCCAACGCTTTCGGGTGCGGACACTTCCGCAAGATTCCTCCCCTGACCGACGAAGAGCGCGACAGCTTCCTTGCTGATCTCAAGCTGCCCGCCCCGCTGGTGGAGGCCTAGCACATGCAGCGCAGCCTCACCGATCGTTTTCCAGGCGCCAAGCTGGTCCGCGTGACTGGCAACACCCGCGTCTGGCGCCAGCGTCCCATCGCCCACCTGTTCGCGAACCATCGCACGGTGGCCGAGGTCGATGCCGGCCAGTTGGTGAGTAATTCCAACGCAATTTTCAATCCTGTCGGGTCGCAACCGCAGGACGGCGCCGAGGGTCGTCCCCCTTCTCCGGCTCTCGGCGCCAATGTTTCCACTCTCGATCATGGATACCGCAATGCAGCATACTAGCCCAAGTGTGTCCGGTCGGCTCGCCCGCCCCACCCAAAATGCTTACCGCCAGCGCTGCGCCGACGTGATCCGGCGTCTCAAGCTGGAACATGGCCTGACGAACGAGGAGCTGGGCGACCGTCTGGGCTGCTCGGATGAGACGATCAGCAATGTCGAGAACATGCGGACCAACCTCAACCCGGTCACGCTGCTCAACATCGACTTCGAGTTCGGCCCCGGCACGATCGACCCCATTCGCGAGCTGTCTGGCACGCGTGGCGTCCCGGTCGGCGCGATCTGCGACACCGACGCCCTGCCCGCGCTGACGGCTTCGGTCCACAGCATTGCGCAGGCCCGCGCGCCCGCCAGCCCTGGCGGCGCAGTCATGACCCACGGCGAACTGGCCGAAATGAAGCCGGTCCTGCGCGAGGCGATCAAGTCGCTGAACTGGTTGCTGGACCGGGCTGAGCGGGGAGAGGCAGCATGAGCCGCGTCGAAACCATCGGGCGCGCCACTCTGTATCTGGGCGATGCGCGAGAGATCTTGCCGACCTTGGCTCCAGTGGATCTCGTTTGCACCGATCCGCCCTATCGCGTGTCGAAGGGAGGGTTTGCATCCGACCTGCAGCTTGATGGCGGCTTTGGCGGGTGGATGAAGGAATACGGCAACCAGGGCGACATCGTCGTCTGCGATCTCGAATTCTCGGAATGGCTTCCACTCGCGTTCTCTGTGCTCGCCGAAAATGCGCAGGCCTACTTCATGACCAACGGCCGCAATCTGAAGGCAATGCAACAGGCCGCGGAAGACGCCGGTTTCCGCCTTCACACGATTTTGGTCTGGGATAAGCGCGCTGCGCTGCCGAACAAATATTATCAGAACGTCACTGAGTTCGGCCTTTTCATGTTCAAGGGCAAGGCGAGAACCATCAGTGATCCCGGCTCGAAAAACCTGATCTCTATTTTCCAACGCGATGAATCTCCGCATCCTACGGAAAAGCCGGTCGAGCTGATGAAGTTCTGGATCTGCAACAGCTCTAAGGCTGGCCAAGTGGTGCTGGACCCATTCATGGGCAGCGGCACGACGGGCGTAGCGGCGCTCCAGGCGAACCGAGACTTTATCGGCGTCGAGATGGAGGAGCGGTGGTTCGATATCGCCTGCCGCCGCATCGAGAATGCCCAGCGCCAAGGCGACTTCTTCACGGAGGCCGCAGCATGACCGGCCCCCAGGAAGCCGCGCTGGCTGAGGCTGTGCGGAAGGCGCGGCTCAAAGCCGATCGCGCAGCCATCAACGCCAAGGAACAACAGCTCATCATCAACATGATGAAGGCCATGCCCATCACGCAGGTGAAGGAGCAGACCGGGCGGTCCTATTTCACGCTGCTGCGGATTGCGCAGGTGGCGCTGTGACCACGCTCCAGCTCCGCCGCACCATGGCCGAAACGCCGGCCTTCTTCGACCTCCGCCGCGAGCAGTGGCGCAAGAGCATGCGCTGCATGTGCCCGGCGGCCAAGCGAGATCGGGATGGGAGGTATGCGCGGTGAAGCGGCCCCACAAATACGGCGCGAAGAAAACCGTATGCCAGAACGGGCACAAGCATGACAGCGGCCGCGAGGCCAAGCGCTGCAATGAATTGCACCTGCTCCAGCGCGGCAACAAGATCGGCCAGCTCGCCGTCCAGCAGGCTTTCCACTTCGTAGTGGACGGGCGCCAGTTGAAGCACCCGAACGGTCGCCGCGCCGGCATGACCGTCGATTTCTATTATGTCGATCTGGAGGCCCGCCAGCAGGTGGCAGAGGATGCCAAGGGCTTTGTCGTGCGCGACTATCCGCTGCGCGCCGCCCTGTTCCGCCACTGCTTCCCCATGATCGAACTGAGGGAGGTCTGAGCGTGGCTAAGCCGATCGCAGATTACTTTCCCGGCATCCTGGCGCGCGCTGCGCCTGATGATGCTGCGCTGGCACGCTCTCTATTCAACTATGATCCCGATACCGGTGTTTTGTCGTGGGCTATTCGACCATGTCAGCGGATCATGATTGGCGAGAGAGCCGGGTCGTTAAAGGCTAGTGGCTATCGCGATGTCCAGTTCAAAGGCACACCGAAAAAGGAACACAGGGTCATTTGGCTCTGGGTTCATGGCTGCTGGCCCCTTGGTGACATAGATCACATCAATGGAGAGAGGGATGACAATCGCATCATCAATCTCCGGGATGTGCCAACATCAATCAATCTGGAAAATCAGCATAAGCCGAGGCGGACGGCACCTTATGTCGGCGTAAGCTGGCACCGCCGTCACAGGAAGTGGCAGGCGAATATCCGCTGCAACGGGCAGCAATTTTATTTGGGATTGTTTGAGACGGCAGAAATGGCCCGAGATGCTTATCTCGCGGCCAAGGCCATCCATCACCCATCTTCTATTGGATTGGAGACGGCATAGTGGCCCGCATACGCTCAGTTCATCCCGGCCTGTGGACCGACGAGGCATTCGTCTGCGTCAGCCCTCTCGCGCGTCTACTGTTCATCGGCATCTGGAATGAATGCGATGATATGGGTTCGTTCGAATGGTCGCCGCTCAAGCTGAAAATGCGCATCCTCCCGGCGGACAACGCCGACATCAACGAACTGCTTTCCGAACTGGCGGGCAATAACTGCATCGCCCGTTACGAAATCGAAGGCCGTCAGTATGGCGCAGTTCGTAACTTCGCCAAGTATCAGAGGCCTAAAAAGCCGAACTCACTATACCCACAGACACCTGAAATTCTCCAGTGGGTAGGAACCGAAGCGCGATCAAGTCGCGATGGTTCCGAACCAGTTACCCACCAGTTCCCCACCGATTCCGAAAACTCCCGCCAGATGGAGGATGGAGGAGATAAGATGGAGGATGGAGGAGAGAAAGAAAGAACAGGTAAGGGCGCGTCCGCTTCGCGAACGCCACGGCCTGACTATGCTTTTTCTGGTAAAGTCATCCGCCTGACCGATCAGGATTTCGAAAACTGGCGGGCAATCTACCACGCGATCCCCGACTTTCGGGCTGAACTGACATCGCTGGATAGCTGGCTGACCGGTCAACCGGCGGAAAAGCAGAATGGCTGGTTCCACGTTGCCAGTGGATCGCTGAACCGAAAACACCAGGAAATTCTCGCGGCGTCCAAGGCGAAAGTCGGTGGCCCAAGGATCGCCATATGACCGATTGGCGACCCACCAGGCCCGGCAAATTCACCTGCCCCCAATGCTCACACACCCGGAAGAAGAAACATGAACGCTGCCTCTCAGTCTCCCTCTCCGACAACGGCTTCGTCTGGTTCTGCCACAATCCCGGCTGTGGATTTCGAGGCGGGACAGACCCTGCACCCGAAGCACGCGGAATATCTCGCCAGTCGCGGCATCCAATCCGATACCGCGATCGCGATGCGCGTCCATACCCGGCAGGACGCGACGGGCAACTGGCTCGTCTTCCCGTATCGGCTGCGCGGCAAGGTCGTGAACCGCAAGTTCCGTCTCACGTCCGAAAAGCAGCACCGGATGGATCAGGGCGGAACCCTCTGCCTGTGGAATGCGGAATGTCTCGCCTCCCCGCTGGTCGAAAAGGGGGCATCGGTAATCATCACCGAGGGTGAGTTCGACGCCCTCATTGCGATGGAATGCGGCTTCCCGCTGGTGACATCCGTGCCCAACGGCGCCCCGGCTGAGAAGATCGATGATCCGGTCAACAGCAACCGCTATCGCTTCCTGTGGGAGAGCGAGAAGGAGCTTGAGACGGTCAAGCATTTCATCCTCGCGACCGATGGCGACAATCCCGGCCGCGTCCTGGCTCACGACATGGCCGCCATCCTTGGCCCCGAGCGCTGCAGCTTCCTCGAATATCCCGAGGGCTGCAAGGATCTGAACGAGGTCTATGCCGAGTTCGGCTATGACGGCGTCGCCGATGTCGTGGCCAAGGCCAAGCCGTTCCCCGTCCAGGGCCTCTACGACTTCTTCGACTTCCCCGACATGCCGAAGATCGAGGGCATGGAAACCGGCATCGACGCGCTGAACGGCAAGATGCAGATCGTGCTTGGCACGCTCACGGTCTTCACCGGATACAGCAACATGGGCAAGTCCACGGTCATCAACACGATGATCGCGCACTGCGCCGAACATGGTGTCCCGGTCTGCATCGCCAGCTTTGAAACGCTCACGCGCCCGATCCTGATGGACGGCATTGCCAAGGCGCTGATCGGCTGCGGCCCGAGCGAATTTTACCAGCACCCGCAGCGGCGCGAAGCATATGACCACGTCAACAAAATGGTGAAGGTCATCTCCAATTCCATGGACGAAGACCTTGAGTTCACGATCGACAGCTTCCTCGATACGGCGCGCATCGCGGTGATCCGCCACGGCTGCAAGGTGGTCATCCTCGACCCTTGGAACGAGCTGGAACACACGCGCGGCAAGGACCAGACCATCACCGAATATATCGGCCGCGCGCTGCGTCGGATCAAATCGTTCATCCGGCAATACAACGTCTCGTTCTGGATCGTAGCGCACCCGACCAAGCCGATGAAGGGGTCGAACGAGCGCCCCAGCCTCTACGACATTTCGGACAGTGCGCATTGGGCGAACAAGGCCGATTATGGCCTCGTCTACCACCGTCCCGATCGCGAGCAGAACGAAGCCGACCTGGCCGTCGTCAAGGTCCGCATGGGCCTTCCGGGCGAAGTCTCATCGCAGACCGTGAAGTTCGATTATCGCACCTCTCGCATCAACGGGATCACATCATGACCGAACCCCGCATCAAAGAAATCGCCTGCCTCTGCGGCGCCCGCGAGCGCGACACCGGGCAGAACCGCCCCCGGCCTTGCTGGGGCTGTGGGGACAAGACGGGCATGGGGAGGTGGGATCGATGAGCAAGGACGCCCTCCAGCAAGCCCGCGAGAACGTCGCGGCCCGGTATGCGCAAGGATATCACCAGCGCGCGATCCTCTCCGGCCAGTGGGACGCCGGATCCCTCGTTCGGGATGAGATCGCCAAGGTTGAGGGGAGGAAGTGATGGGGGAGCAGCAAACCTACATCGTCAAGCTCAAGCCGCCAAGCGTCGAGGAATGGCGGACATGGGTGCAGATGGGCTATCTCGGTTCATATGAGCGCTATGCCGCTCAGGCAGCGATAACTGCTGGCGACCGCATGTTCTTGCATGGCGACCTTGGGCCGCACTGCGCCGAATGCTTGGCCCCCAGCGAGAACCTTTGCGACTATCCGGTTGGTGAGGGGAAGACCTGCGATCGTGCGCTGTGTGACGAGCATAGCAAGGGCGTTGCTGCTGATACTCACTACTGCCGCGATCATTGGCTGATGTGGATGGATTACCTCGCCAGCCAGCGCGGTTACGAGGTGCTGAACAATGTGACGCCGCTCGGCACCGTGGTGCTGCCATGAACCCCCGCGCCGCCCGCCAGGCTAGTGGCATGACCCGCAACGAATGGGCAAGGGCCATGGGGGTGTCGGTGCTGACCACGAAGCGCTGGGAAGCCCCCGGCAGCCGATACGCCCGCTCGCCAACGCAGCACCGCGTCGAGCGCATGGAGCGCGTGCTTACCGGGTGTGGGGTCGATTTGAGGGAGGTGGGGTTGTGACGATCAAAGACTTCATGGTCGCAATTGGCGATTTGCCGGCTTGGGCATTGCTGCTCGTGCCGTGCTGGCCGGCTGTGCTGATCGGCATCGAGTTGGCCGCGCAGATCTTGTTCTGGCTGATCGGAGAATTCGCGCTGGCTGCATTCGCGCTTGGTCGACGGAACGGGAGTGAAAGGTGATGCCGGCTGCGGGGGAGACTGCTGCATATCGACCGAAGCCCGATGACTTCCGTGATGCCTATGTGCGCATGGGGTTCGGGGATGAGTTGAAAGAGCATTTCGGCACGAACCTGCGCGTCCTGCGGCGGTGGGTCGATGAAGAAGGGTATGAGGATTTGCACGAAGCACGGCGGGAATATCTGCGCCAGACCAAATGGCCCAACGGCGCGCCAGGCAATCGCAAGCGGCGCTATGTGATGGGGCAGACATTGACGAGTAAGAGGAGGCAGTCGTGAAAAAGCACTGGAACTATCGGATCATCGATTTCGGCACCCACAAGGCGCTGCATGAGGTCCACTACAAGGACGGCCAGCCCGTCGCCTTTGCGGAAGGCCCGGCAACGTTCGTCTGTGATCCCGATCAGGACGATATCGCCAGCGCTCTGGAAATGGCGCTCGGGGATGCGAAGGCGCGCCCTGTGATCGCGGTTGCAGATATTGGGGGTGGCTGATGAATGGCCCCCTCGCAAACCATCGGCACGAAAAGTTCGCGCAGGCTCTCGCCAAGGGCATGTCGCAAGTCGACGCCTATGTGGACGCCGGATACAAGCCCAACGATGGTCATGCGGCGCGCCTGGCAGGAAATGGTAGGGTACAATCTCGCTTAGCTGAACTGCAGGCCGAGGCGGCCAAGGAGGCTGTCATCACCGCCGCCGACATCGCCCGGCAGTTGGACGAAGACCGCGCTTTTGCACAGTCGGTCGGGTCCGCTGCGGCCTGCGTATCTGCCACCATGGGCAAGGCCAAGGTGCTTGGGCTGCTGGTCGATCGAACCGACCTGACTTCCTCCGATCGCAGCATGTCGCCGCCGTCGCTGGCCGACTTCTATGCCCATCGGCGGAAGGCTGACAGCGAGAAGCCGTGAACGCACACGCGACTATCACGCCCGGCATTGGCCATAATGGCGGCCCGACGCTCAACGAAGCGCTCGAAGGGTTCTGGCTTGCCGCGGACAATGAGAAGCGGGAGCCGATCCGCAACCGTGTCCTGTATGGTGGCCGCGCATCATCCAAGTCCTGGGACGCCGCCGGATTCGCGATCTATCTCGCCTGCAATACGAAAATCCGTGTCCTGTGCGCCCGCCAGTTCCAGAACAAGATCGAGGAATCGGTCTACACGCTGCTCAAGCAGACGATCGAGCGTTTCGGCCTGCGCCACCAGTTCGATATCCTCGACAACAAGATCCGGCACAAGATCACCGGTTCCGAGTTCGTCTTCTATGGGCTGTGGCGGCATATCGGCGAAATCAAGTCGCTGGAAGGCATCGACATATGCTGGCTGGAGGAAGCGCACGCGCTGACGGCGGAACAGTGGAAGGTGCTGGAACCGACCATCCGCAAGGAAGGCTCGCAATTCTGGATCATCTTCAATCCGCAGCTTTCGACAGACTTCGCATGGCGCCGGTTCGTGGTGAACCCGCCGCCGGGCACGATCCGCCGGCTGATCAACTACACCGAAAACCCCTTCCTCTCATCGACCATGATGGCGGTGATCGACGCGGCGCGCGATGAGGACGAAGACGAGTTCCAGCATATCTACCTCGGCGTGCCGAAGGATGACGACAACAATGCGGTCATCAAGCGGTCGTGGATCATGGCCTGCGTCGACGCTCATCTGCACCTTGGCATCACACCGACCGGCCGCAACCGGGTGGGCTTCGACGTCGCCGACAGTGGCAACGACAAGAACGCGATCGTCGCCGCGCGCGGGCCGCTCGCCATATCGTCCGACCAGTGGAAAGCCGGCGAGGATGAATTGCTCAAATCTGCCACGCGCGCCCGTGCCGCCTGCGTCGAGTATGATGCGGATCTGGTCTATGACAGCATCGGCGTCGGCGCAGGTGTTGGCGCGAAGGTCAACGAGTTGAACACGCCGGCAGAAACGGTCCATCACACGGGGTTCAATGCTGGCGACGGGGTTATTCGGCCAAAGGAGATCTACGCCCGGTCGCACCCGCCGAAGAAGAATGTCGACATGTTCGCCAATGCCAAGGCGCAGGCCTGGTGGCACGTTGCCGATCGCGCCCGCAACACCTTCAACGCGGTCAAGAAGGGGATGACGTTCGACCAGGCTGACATGATCTTCATCGACGGCGATATGCCCAACCTGTCGCTGCTGATCGATGAGCTTTGCACGCCAAAACGCGACTTCGACAATGCCGGCAAGGTGAAGGTCGAGAGCAAGAAGGATCTGGCCAAGGCGAACCGGGATGGCGGGCCGCAGCCGTCGCCAAACCTTGCGGACGCCTTCATCATGGCGTTCGCCCCGGTCGAACCGAAACGCCGCCATTCCACCGCCGGCCTGCTGGGCTGAGGGGTATAAAGCAACCCCACCCCTCCCCCTACCCTCCGACCCATGGCGTGGATCACCGACAGTTTGCGGGGCGCAATTGACCTGGCGTCGCGGCTCAACCCGTTCTCCCGCGCTGGTGGCGTCGAAACCGCCATCGCCGGCCATTTCACCCACCAGCTTGCCATTGCCGCCTACATGTCGTCGGGCATGCTCCGGAAGGTCATTGCGATCCCGGCCGCCGATCGCACACAGAAGTGGCGCGACTGGCAGGCCGACAAGGACGACATCACCAAGATCGAGGCCGAAGAGAAGCGGCTAGGCCTGCGCGCCAAGACCAAGGAGGCCGAAGTCCTGCGCGGCACTGGCGGCGGGGCGTTCATCCTCGTCACCGCTGGCGATCACGATTCCCCCCTAACCCCGGAGAGCGTCGGCCCCAACGGGCTGGTCGCGGTCAATGTCGTGTCGCGGTGGGAGATCACGCCGAAGGATTTCGAGAAGGATCTAGCCAGCCCGAACTATCGCCAGCCTCGCTATTTCGAGGTCAACGGCGGCGAGAAGACGGCCCAGCCCATCCACCCCTCGCGCGTTATCTGCTTCCGTGGCGATCCGATTCCGTCCGCGACATCGTTCGATGAGATCGAAACCTTCTGGGGCGACTGCCGGCTGCTGCAGGTCTTCACGGCAGTCCAGAACTCGGATCACACCCAGGCGTGGTTTGTCGAACTGGTCAAGAAGGCAAAGCTTCTGCGCATCGGCATCCCTGATCTACTCGACATGCTGTCCAGCGAAGAGGGCAAGCGCAACCTCAACGAGCGCATCGCCCTGATCGCGTCGGGCGAAAGCACCCTGAATGCCACCGTCTATCGCTCCGGCACCGGGCAGGATGATCCGGGCGAGAAGATCGATGACTACCAGATCAACTTCTCCGGCATCCCGGCCTTCATGGACGCCGTGGACCAGCGCCTCGCCGCGGTGTCGGGCATCCCTTTCACCAAGCTCATGGGCCGCTCGCCCGCCGGTATGAACGCCACCGGCGAAAGTGATATGAGCAACTGGTGGGACACGGTCGGCGACGGGCAGGAGAACGAAACCCGGCCCTGCCTGGAGCAGCTTGACCCGTTCCTGCTCCGATCCGCAGGCGTGTCCAAGCCGGATGACATCTGGTGGCTGTGGGCGCCGCTGCGCAAGCCGACTGAGAAGGAAGAGGCCGAGACGTTCAAGCTGCTGATGGAAGCCATCGGCGCGCTGATCGATGGCGGCATGGTGCCCCGCGAGGCGCTGGCGCAGGCGGTGCAGAACCTGATTGAGGAGCGCGGATACATGCCCGGCCTGGCCGATGCGCTCAAGAAGATCCCCGAGGCGGAACGCTATGGCCTCAGCCCCGAGGATGATGGAGGTGACGATGATCCTTCTGCAATCCAAGCGAGAGGAGGTGATCCGGATCTAGCCGGTGGCGGCGGCTCTGGAAGTGGGGCCGCCCGCCGTGCCGTGACTGATGCGGTATCGTGGCTGTCCGATGCCACGCCGCGCCCGCTCTATGTCCAGCGCAAGCTTCTGAACGCCGCCGACCTGATCGCATGGGCCAAGGAAAACGGCTTTGCCACCACCCTGCCCGCCAGCGACATGCATGTGACGGTTCTCTATTCCCGCAGCCCGGTCGATCCCATGAAGATGGGCCGCGACTGGCGCGAGGACGAGAAGGGCCAGATCATTGTCCGCCCCGGCGGCCCGCGTGTCATCGAGAAGCTGGGCGAGAATGCCGTCGTGCTGCGGTTCGCCTGCCATGATCTGGACTGGCGCCACAAGGACATGATCGAGGCCGGCGGATCGCATGACTGGCCGGAATACATGCCGCATGTGACTCTGTCATATGAAGCCCCCGATGGCCTGGACATCGATATGCTCAAGCCGTTCAACGGTGCGCTGCGGTTCGGGCCTGAGATTTTTGAACCTTTGGACTTGGACTGGAAACGCAAAGTGAAGGAGCAATAAATGCCCTCCGCTTGTTGTCTCGATTCGGCTGAAATGCTAGAAAGGAAGCGGCCCGGCGGGTGCTACCAACACACCGCCGAGCCTGACCAAAGCGAACACGGAGCGTTCGACATGGCTGTTAAAGGTCCTGCCCATAAATCGGGCGACAGTAAAGCTTGCGCCCACTGTGGAGCGATCATTATTCGGAAGATGGGGCAGAATGGGGTGAATTGGACGGGCAGGCGCTTTTGCTCTGTCAAATGCTCCAACGGCTCCAAACAATTGCCAGAACCAATCTCAGACATAACCGGACAGCGCTTTGGGCGCTGGACCGTAGTCAGCTATCTGGGCCGCCCTCATGACCGTCGTCATTGGTGGGACTGCCAGTGCGACTGTGGCGCGCCAGGGCGGGTCGAGGAAAGCTCGCTCAAGGGCGGCAAGTCCAAAAGCTGCGGATGCTCGCAGCGAGAGGCGGCGGCTAAGGCGGCTGCTGTCACAGCGACCCATGGCATGTCGAAAAAATCACCTGAGTACTACGTTTGGTGCTCGCTCAAGCAAAGGTGCCTGAATCCCAAAGTGAAAAATTACGCCTCCTATGGCGGGCGCGGTATTCGTGTTTGTGATCGCTGGCGCGACAGCTTTGAGGCGTTCTATGACGATATGGGCGCTAGGCCATCACCGGGCCATTCCATTGACCGCATTGATAACGATCGCGGGTATGAGCCGGATAACTGCAGGTGGGCTACCCGTCTTGAGCAAGCCGCAAATCGCCGCCCTCGGGGGTCATCATGCGCTACTCGCTGAAGGATTTAGCCCGCCGGCAGCGCAATATCCGCCGGTCGAGCATCACGATCCGCGATATCGACCCGCCGGCCACCATGGCAACCGATCTCTACCGGGCCGTCTATCTGCGCGTGACGGCCGCATGGGCCGCCGCGACCGATCGCATCAATGCGGAATATGCTCGCACCCTGGCCACGATGACGCAGGACAGCCCCGCCGATGTGCAGCGCGAGGTGGACGATGCCGCTTCAGCGATCGACCGGCTGCTTCTGCTGCTGACCCCGGATGTCAGGCAGTGGGCGTTCGGGGTCGAGCGCTGGTATCGCTCGAAGTGGCGCGGGGCAGTGCTGGCCGCGACGGGCGTTGACCTGCAAACGATGCTCGGCCCCGAGGACATGGCCGCCCCGCTGGAGACGCACATCCAGTGGAACGTCTCACTTGTACGGGACGTGTCGGACCAGATCAGGCAGCGGATCGGCAATGCGGTGTTCGACGGCCTGCGCAATCGCACCCCGGCGCGTGATGTGGCCAAGGCGATCGATGAAGCGGTCGGTCTGGGCCGGGCGCGCAGCCAGCGGATCGCATCGGACCAGCTCAACAAGCTGAGCAACGCGCTTGCTGATGAGCGGCGGCGGGAGGCGGGTATCAGCCGGTGGAAATGGCGATGGAGCCATAAGGCCCACGGCCGCAAGGAGCATATCGCGCGGGACGGAAAGATCTACGCCGATACCGCCGCCGGCGCAGATGAGGCCGAAGGGGTTTTGCCGCCGCCGGAGGATCGGCCGGGGGAGAAGCCGGGGTGCGGGTGTCGCGGGCAGGCGGTGGTGGTTTTCGGCTAGGAATTTCGGGCGTTTCTGGTAGATTCGGGTCAGCGGTGCGGGAACACCGCCGACCCTGACCACAACGCGAAAGGACCGCGATATGGCTTGGACTGCATTTAGCGCAGAAGCGATCGACCTGAAACTGAAAGTCTTGAAGCTGGAGCGCGATGGGCGTTTGAGCGAGGCCACCGATGCTATCGTTGCGGCATTGGAGAAGGCTCATCGTGACGGGCCGTCTGGCGAGACATATAAAGAGTTCGAGGCGCGCGCATGACCCCGCTTGAACGCGCTGTGGCAGCAATAGAGCCAATGCTTGGATGGGGCGCCGATGGCGACCCACCGATCAATATCGTCCGCGCCGTCCTCAACGCTATCCGTGAGCCGAGCGACAAGGTCGCCATCGCCACTGCGTCAAAAGTATTCGATATTTCATCTGCGCAGGATGAGATAGACATGGGCGCGTCCTGCTGGCGCGCAGGCATCGACGCCATGCTGGAGGAGGGGTGATGGCCGATCCCGCCGAAGTTCCAGATGACGAGTGGGTGTTGCCTATAGAGGGTGATGCATATCCACCCGCGCCGCAGCCGCCATATACCGCGGAAGAGATAGAAATCCTGTTCGGCAAGGACGGGGTTTTGTATCGCGGTTTGCTGGGCGAAGGGTGATGGCAGAACCCCAGAAAATCTACGGCATGAATCTGAGCATCGAGGATGGTTTAGGCAATTTCGTCCCGATCCGCCCAATTGAACAGCCGGTCAGGATCAAGCCGCTGGATATGAAACTCGAATTCAAGTGCGACTTTCCGGCCGAAACGATGGATGCCTGGAACGCGTTAGGCGCCGAGCACGCGAAGGTCCACGCGGAGTGCTTGCAGGCGGAAACTGATCGTTGGTGCTGGAAAGCTATCGCTCAAGGCGTCCGCAATCGGGTGTGGCGATCTGACCCTGTGGTCAATGATGAGACGTTTGCGGTCACATATCAGTTCATGATTTTGACGCCGGGAATGCACCCGCCAGCCAAAGGCATCATCTTCGGGCTATTCTCAAGCCGATAGCGGGGTCACTGCCGCCCGCATATCCTAGCCCTCTGAGGGGTATAAACCCCATTTCTGCCGCCCCGTATCGTGCGGGGCATGCTGTTTTCGGACGCTCTCACGCTCGACGCCCCTCGCCGCACCAGTGACGGCTATATGGCCGTGCGGGCGAAGGCGGCGCGGACTGGAACCTACGCCTATCTCGGCAGCGAAATTGACCCCGACAACAAGCATGGCCTCCGCGATGCTGGCATGGTCAATGTCCTGCGCGATGCGGACGCCGTTTTCGATCCACTGTCTGCGCACAGCTTCATCGGGAAGCCGATCACCGACAATCACCCTACCGTAGCTGTCAACGCCAAGAACTGGCGCGACCACGCGCGCGGCACGGTGATGGGCGCGAAGTGGGAGGAAGGCGGTTATCTCGCCTTCGACCTGATGCTCACGGATGCCGACACCATCGATGCGGTGGACGCCGGCAAGCGTGAACTGTCGAACGGCTACGCGGCGGAACTGCAATTCGGCGATTTCGATGGCCCCGGCGGCGTCAAATGCGTGGCCAAGCAGGTCGCCATCAAGGGCAACCACGTCGCGATCGTTGACCGCGGCCGCGCTGGCCCGTCCTGCGCAATCACCGATGCCGCTCGCTGCGACAGCGCCCCTCGTTCCATCTTCGACAGCCTTACCACCGACGGAGCCGCAGAGGCCATTGCGTGGCTGAAGAAGGCCATCGCTCTGCATAAAAAGCATATGGACGGCACCGCTCCCACGACAGGTAGCGATGGCGAAAAAAGCCAAATGCTCATGATGACGCAAATGAAAAACGCGTTGTCCGAGCTTGAGTCCGGATCGTCCGGCAAATCCATGAAGATGGACCAGTCCACTTACGGAGCCCCTGCCATGAAGACCATGTTGATCGACGGGCTGACCGTCGACGTGTCCAACGCCGATACGGCCGAGGCCACGATCAAGACCCTGATCGCCGCGCGTGATGCGGCCGGCGCGAAGGTTGCCGGCCTCGAAACGCAGGTGGCGACCCTGACCACCGACAAGGCGACGCTGGAAGGCAAGGTCAAGGAACTGACCGATGCCAAGCCGACGCCGGCCCAGCTTCGTGACGCTGCGAAGGCCTATTCCGCCGTGGTCGAAAAGGCCAAGGCGCACGGCGTGGCGGTGACCGACGCCATGGACGAGCAGGCCATCGTCAAGGCCACTGTTCTCAAGCATCTGGGCGATGCTGCCGAAAGCGCGAAGGAATGGACTGACGCGCAGTTCGCCTCGTCGTTCGCCATGCTCAAGGACGCCAAGCCGGCAGCGCCGGGCGTGCAGCCGCTGGGTTCTCCGGCAGCGCACACCAACATTTCCAACATCCGCGACGCCGCCCGCGCCGCGAGCAACCGCTAAGGAGGGCTGACCCATGGCTGTCAATCAGGACACCTATCTCGACACGCTGCCGGTCGCCTATCCGGGCATGGTCGCCAATGGCGAGACGAGCAACCGTATCTCGCGCACCTGCGAGGATTCGGCCGGCATTCCGTTTGGCGTTCCCGTCTATCGTGGCGTTGGCGATCATGGCTGCACCCGGACGCCCAATGCATTCCTGCTCGGCATCACCATTGCAGACGAAACGCTCGGTCTTCTCGCAGGCCAGACCGCCGATCGCTACCAGCAGTATGACAACGTGGCGATCATGCCGCTGGGCGTCATCTGGGTAACCGCCGGTGAAGCCGTCACCGATGGCGCGCCGGCCTACGACACCGGTTCGGCCATCGTCGATACTGTCGGCTCGAATACCGCCCTGACCGGGTGGCAGTTCGACATTACCGGCGCCAACGCCGATCTCGTCAAGCTCTCGCGCCGTTAAGGGGGACAACACCATGCTCATCAATTTCTCTGACGCAACCGGGGGCATGTTCAAGGACGCTGCCTCCTTCCTCACGGCCGATGCCTCCCAGCAGCAGATCGCCTTCGATCGTTGGGCGGCCTATGATGCCGAAATCGCGCGCACCTTCGGTGACAAGGCAGATCAGTTCTACGTCGATGCCCAGATCGGCCGCGCGTTCCTGACCCCGCAGCTGTTCCGCATCGAGACGCAGGTCTATATGCGGCGCTATCCCAACGCGGATCTCAACGGCCTGATCCCCATCAACACCGATGGCGACATGTGGGATGTCGGCACCGTGTTCTACAGCATGGACGAGGTCGGCAAGGCTGAGTTCCTAAGCGGCAAGGGCTTCGATATGCCCTATGCTTCGACGCTGATGGACCAGAAGAGCCGCGGCTTCCACCTGGCCGGCATTGGCTATGAATGGTCGACCCAGGAACTGCAGCGCGCCGCCAAGCTGGGCCGCTCGCTTCCGACCGACAAGGCTGGCGCAGCGCGCAAGGCTGCGCAGTTCTTCAAGCGCTCGGTCGCCATGACCGGTCGCACGCCCGGCGCCACCACCTCCGAAAAGGGCTGGACCGGCTTCACCAATGATCCGAACGTGCCCGCCTCGAACGTGGCGGCGGACGGCACCGGTTCGAGCACGACCTGGGCCACCAAGTCGCCGGATCTGATCAGCCGCGACATCTGGGCTGCCGTCAATCTGGTCGAGACGCAGACCAAGGAAACGCACACCGCTACCGTCGTCGGCCTGCCGACCCAGAAGCTGCGTTACATCGAGCAGACCCGCATGACCGATGGTTCGGGCACCATCCTCGACTTCATCCGCGGCAATCGCGACGGCGGCGACAACATCACCTTCAAGCCGATCCGCGAACTGGCCGGTGCGGGCGCCTCGGGCACCGACCGCATGGTCGCGTTCGATAGCTCCGAGGAAGTCGTGCAGTTCCATCTGCCCGGCGACCATGAGTTCCTGCCGGCGTTCCAGAAGTCGTCCATGACCTACGAGGTCGGCGGCATCATGAACATCGGCGGCACCGAAGTCCGCCTGCCCAAGGCAATGACCTACAAGGATGGTATCTGACCATGGCGAAGATCACCAACTATGCGCGCGGCTCGCGCGGTATTACGCTCAAGGATGGTTCGATCGTCTGGCTCGATCCTGGTCAGTCGGCTGACATCAAGAAGGACGATATCGCCGGCCCGCTGCCTGATCTCGGCCGTGAGCCGGAGGAGCCGGTCAGCAACGACGATGAGGTAAGCGCCCTCGCCGCGCAGGTGGCCGACCTCACCAAGCAGGTCGAGGCCTTGACGACCGAGCGCGACGGCCTGGCGAAGGACAAGGAAGACCTCACCAAGCAGGTCGAGGCCTTGACCAAGCCCGCCGACACGAAGAAGTAACCGCCACCTCCGGGGCAAACAGGGCCGCTGCTCAACCGGGCGGCGGCCCTATTCGTAAGGACCAACCCATGCCCTACACCCGCCCACCGATCGCCAAGTTCCGCACCCTCTACCCGCAGTTCACGACGCTGACGGACCAGCAATATGACGCGTGGGCCGACAAGATCGAGCGCAAGGTCGGTGACGGCTATGGCGACGAGCAGCAGGACGCGACCGAATTGCTGATCGCCCACACGCTGGCCGTCAACGGCGTCGGCACCGGGGCGATGGGCAAGATGGCGCTCAACGGCGCGACCAGCTTCGACAGCGGCGACTTCGCACTGGACCTGTCCAACGACTTCGTGAACGCGCGGGCAAAGGGCGGCTATGGCGCCACGATCTACGGCCGGCAGTTTCAGGAGATCCAGCGCCGGCTGTTCGGCGGACCTCGCCTTGTGGGGTGCATCTGATGTTCGCCGAGCTTTATGGTGAGCTGGCCGCCAGCTTTGCAGAAGAGGGCGACGGCCCGTTCTGGCCTGCGTGGATTGTGTCGCAGGGCAAGCCGAAGTTTGACGACGGCGGGTCGCTGGTGCCGTCCCCTGTCGGTCCCTGGCAGCGCGATTGCGTGGTGCAGATCGATTCCGCCGACACTGCCATGCGCGGAGAGAAGGGCTTTGCCGAAACCGATCGCCGCATTATCATCCCGACCGGAACGCTGAGCGGGCCGGTGACGACCGATCATCAGGTTGAGGTGCGCTCCGGGCCGTTCGCGGGGATGTGGAATATCGAGAGCGTCAGAAGCAATGCGGCGGCGTCGCAGTTGGTGGCGAGAGGGAGGAAGGCGTAATGTCCCGGTCTGGCATGATCGGCGCCAAGGCCCACATCGCGCGGCTCAAGCGCCTTGCCGGCCCTGAAATGGAGCGGGCGGTTGGGAAGGCGCTGTTCGCAGCCGGCGAGCTTGTCCAGACGGAAGCCCAGATCAGCCTGACGCGCGGCGCTGTCTCGGGCAAAAACCATGTGCCCAGCGCGGCAGGTGATCCGCCCAATCAGGACACTGGCACCTTGGGCAACAACATCGAGACGCGCCAGATCAACACGCTTCTGGTCGAGGTGAGCAGCAACGCGCCATATTCGGCAGCGCTGGAGTTCGGCACCAGCAAGATGAGCGCCCGGCCCTTCATGCGCCCGGCGCGGGACAAGACGCGGCGCGAGGCGGAACAGCTTGTGAAAAAGGCGGTCGCGGCCGTCGTCAAACGCAGCCGATGAAAGGATAGGCAATGCCCTGGATAACCGTCGTTGATGAGTGGCCCCACATCGAGGGGCCGGCGCGCACCGTCGTCTATCAGCCTGGGAAGCACAATGTGACCGCGGACATCGCCGCGGCTTTCAAAGCGAGGAAAAAGACCGATGACGGCGCTCATAATTCCCACCCGGCGGGTGGTGCTGGCCGCGCTGAAGGCGGCGCCGGAAGTGACGGCGCTGGTAGCGGCGGACGAGATCTATCCGCAGACGACGCCTGAGGATCATGGTTGGCCGTTCGGCCGCTGGGATGGGCCTTCCTCAATCCCACTGAACGCCGCGTGCGTCCGTGGGGCGGAAATCAGCTTCATGGTGCATTGGTTCGCCAAGCCTCGCTATGAGGCGAAGCAGATGGTCGAGACGGCCGAGGACCACTGCGCGCGCATTCTGGCGGCGGCGTCGATCGTGCTTTCCGGCAACCGTTTCACAGTTGGCGGGCGCGCATTCCGGACGCGCGTGACATCGGAACTCCTGCGCCGTGATGGCGACGAGGCCGACGCATTCCACGGGACGCTCAACTGCATTGCCCGCGTGCTGGCTTAGCTATATCGTTCGGGGATGGTCGATATCTCCGAACGCATGCTTCGCGCCTTCCTCATCCAGATGATCAAGGCTGAAGCCGTCGACCCTGACGACATTGCCGAAGCCGCCGACCAGCTCGACAAGGACGGGGACGAGGAAGCCGCGCATGCGATGCGCTGCATCATTGTGCAGGCTGCGGCGCCAAGCCAGTCGGAATGGGAAGCCGAGCGGGCGCGGCGACGCTTCCGTGTCGTGGACGGCCCGGCTGAGGGGTATAAACCGGCAGACTAGCCAACCCTAATCTTCCGCGGAATATGCGGGAGATTTGAGCATGTCCGTCCCTACGGAATTTGACTGGATTCTTGTCAAGGTCGGTGATGGCGCCACCCCGACCGAGGCCTTCACCCTGATCTGCGGCGTGCAGGACGTTTCCGTCAACGCCACCGTCGCGACCAGCGACCGCGCCCCGCGCGATTGCAGCAAGCCCGGCGAAGTCCCCTACCGCAAGACCCGCGCGACCAGCAAGCAGCTCGACGTTTCGGGTTCGGGCCTGACCAATGCCGGCGGCGTCTCGCTGCTGGAGGAGGTTCTGGGCGTCGTGCGCAATTACCGGATCGAAGGCTATGCGGAAGACGGCACCGATGCCGGCACCCTGCTGGGCACCTATTCCGGCCCGTTCCGCATGACCGCATCGAACATGTCCAGCACCCGCGACGGCGATTCCGCTGCGGAAATCACGCTGGCCAGCCACGGCGCCTGGACCTGGACGCCGGCGCCCTAAGGAATGGACACCGCCCTTGAACTGACGTTCGGCCCCGGCACGTTCCGCTTCTGGCTTCCGCTGCCCCGCGTCATCGAAATCGAGCGGAACTGCGGCACCCCGCGGATCGGGGATATGCCCGCCTGCCCGAAGTCGCTGTTCCAGATCTACGACCAGTTGAGCGGCGGCCTCGGTCTTCGCGATGACGCCCCGGTCTACCTGAGTGGCGGCGGAGCCATTGTCACAGATGTGCGCGAAGTGATCCGCTGTGCGCTTCTGGGCGGGAATTATGGCTATGTCGCCGGCCAGGAAATCGAGATCGGCCCGAAGAAGGCTTCGGACCTGATCGAGGAATATGTGTTCCCCGCGCGCCCGCTGGTCGAAAGCGTCCATGTCGCATGGGCTATCCTGCACAAGGCGATCACCGGAATCGATCTTAAAAAAAAAGCGGACGAGGAGGCGGACGCCCCACCCCTCTCCGAAAAGGCCAGCTGATCGCCAATTGTGGCAGCATGAACCTTGATTGGGAAAGACTGTCCCTATCCGGCTATTTCGAGGCGCTGGAGGCGAACAACGAGGCGCACGCCCCGGATCAAAAGCCCGACCCGGCGGACGCTGATTTCTCGCGGTTGAAGCGGGCTATGGCTGTCGCCGGTTAGGAATCTCGCGATCGAACATGGCGAGGAGGGTATGCTCAATTTTGAGCACACCTACCGCGTAATCGGCCATGCTGAGGCGCCCGCTTGAAAATGGCTTATTGGTCTAGCGCGCTTTCCAACATTGATGCCGTGACATGCCGAGAAACCTCGTCGGCGCTTTCTGGATTTCTGAGGGCGGAGATCGCTTTATCGGCCACAGATTCAAACGCGAGTGCGCACCCAACCAAGCGCCGTATCGCCTCCGCGCGGGAAGGAATATCCGGCTGAAATCGACGCCAATCGTCAATCATCGCGAGCCAGTCCTCCGACACGCGCATTTGCAAAACTTTATCGTTGATCAGTGCCATGCAAAACCCACTACTTCATGTATTGACATGAAGCAATACTGCATGTAGCTACATGAACAAGCCAGAGGGAGGTTGCACCCTCACCTCTGGCTCTAACCACAGCGAAACAGGAGTTCGCCATGACTGCCCAGATCATACCCTTTCCCGTGCGCGCTGTGAAGGCTGCGCCGGACTTCACCATCACCACCAGCATGTGCCGCCGCCTGGAGCAGAGCGCCATCGCCGCCAAGAACTGGGATCAGGCCGCGTTCTGGATGAAGGCCGCTGAGTTCATCGAGCGGAAGGAAGCTGCGGCCGAGGCCGTCAACGACAACATCATTCCGCTGCGGAGGGCATGATGACTGATCGTCGCTCATTTCTCACCGCCGCGCTGGTTGCGCCCGTCGCTATCAGCATTCCGGCGCTCGCTCGCCCGCTTGATCCCGTCGATCGCTACTACGCTGCCACCGATGCCTATAACGGCAGCGCTATTGGCATGAGCGATGAAGAATACACTCAGGTCGTAGAAGATCTGGACGCCTGGGAGCCGCCGACGCAGCACGACTTCCTGCGCAAATTCATCGCGCAGCATGAAGACGGATCAACGCCGGCCTCGCACTATCGTGATCTGATGGTCGAGCAGGCCAAGAAGCTTCTCGCTTGAGGGGTATAAACCCCTCGTCGCAATCAGATCTACGACTCCGACATTGATATCCATGATCCTCTACTCGATCGGGTTCGCGCTGAAATCGGCGGAAATCCTTGATCGCTGGTGGATCAGCGCGCTTGGCCTAGCTTTGTTCTCGACAGGCGATTCCAGGCGCATATTAAGAGGTTTGCCTGTGGGAGCAGGTGAATGGCCTATGCCTCCAACATAGGTGCGCGGATGGAGATGGCATCGCTTGGTCGTGCATTCCATCTCCATCCGCCAATCCAACGACCACTGCGGCGCTTGGAGGGCGCTGCTCGACCGAAGAAAGGGGCAGCGATATGCCCGATTCGTCACATACTCAGAATACCGCGCTGGTGGCCATTGATTTCCATGGCGACCAGCTCATCACGTTCCAGAAGGACGGTGAACCGCACGTGGCTATGCGGCGCGTGGTCGAGAACATCGGCCTTAGCTGGAGCCGTCAGCGCGAGAAGCTCTCGGAGGGCGACCGTTTCAGTTGTGCACTTATGTGCTCAACTGGCGCAGACGGGAAATCCTACGAGATGCTCGCCATGCCGGTCGCCAAGCTCCCCCTCTGGCTCGCCACAATCAACCCGAACAAGATCACTGATCCGGTCAAGCGCCAGAAGGTCGAATGGTATCAGGCGGAATCCGCCATCGTCCTGCACGACTACTGGACCAAGGGCATCGCGATCCGTGGCGACATGGACGGCATGGTCACCAGCATCGATGAAAAGGTGATGGGCGCGATCGGCGGCATGCTCAAGGGCATCGTTAATAAGTCGATCCGTGACCTTCTGCCCACGCTGGTCGATGCACGGATGCTGGAAACGCAGGCTTCGGTGTCGCACGGCGTCACGGCCGGCGAAGTGATCCAGCTCGCTGGCATCGAAAACCGGAAGGGACTGCGCGGCCTCCCGCGCCGGGTAAGCGATCAGCTTCGCCGCTTCTGCGCCGAAAAGTCGATCGCGGTGAAGATGGGGCGACTGGGGTCCAACAGCGCATATGTCTTCGACCTGATCGTTGCGCGCGAATGGCTGGCTGAAGGCGGCAAGCAGTTCATCATGCGCCTGGTCGAGGAAAAGCGCGGCCAGGGCGCGCTCAAGTTGGTGCAGTCGTAAAAGTAGGGCGGCCTCCGGGCCGCCTTACTTCTTGCAAAGCGCATTCCAAGTTTTCTGGAATTCTGATCCCTCGATATTCTCACCTTGTATCGCGACAGGCATGTCAGACGTTGCGCCCGCAATAAATCCTCGAAACCCGGTCATGCCCCCAAATCCATTCCGACTATTAATCTCCCCGCACAGATAGCCGCGCCCTTCTGGCACGAACGTTTTTCGGGTAGTCATGCTTTCAGGATCTCGAACAGAGTCCTTCAGCTTACGCATCGCCAGCGCCTCGACTTTGAATGGCGAAGGCCCTTCATCCTTTTGCGCAGGCGCATCAACTACCTTCTCTTGCTGAGATGGGTTGCCACCAGTCAATGATCCCAAAATTATGAGCGCAACCAGCACTCCACCGATCACCAACGCAGGGTGGATTTTCCGAACAGTGGCGGCAGGCTGTGCCGCTCCGCAATATCTACATGCGCTCGCCGCGTTTTGGATTTTTTCGGCGCATCTTGGGCACTTCTTCATCAAAATCCCCTATCTTGGCTGAGGGGTATAATCCCCATTTTTAAAATTTCTAGCATCGCATGATGCCGGAAATCGACCCCGTTATCATGCAGCTTCGCGCCGACGTTGCGAAGTATCGTGCGGACATGGAGCAGACGGCCCGGCGCGTTGAAGCAAGCCTGGACCAGCAGGAGCGCTCGATCATCCGCCTCGATACGCAGATGGATCGCGGCTTCACCAGTATTTCGTCATCTGCGACATTGGCCAGCAGGACGGTCAAGGCCGCCATGGGGGCAATGTCGTCTGCCTTCGCCGGGGTTTCGATAGTGGCGCTGGCCGGCGGGTTCCTCAAACTGGCCGACGAATCGAAGAAACTCGATGCTCAGCTTCGGCTCGCAACCCAAGGCTTCGGCTCTTTCGGGCAGGCTCAAGAAGATGTCCGCCGGATCGCAGACGACACCCGTAGCGGGCTGTCCGAAACCGCGTCGCTATATGCAAACTTCGTCCGAGGCGCGAAGGAGCTGGGCGGCACCCAGGCCGAAGCCGCGCGCGCGACCGAGACGTTTTCCAAGACCCTGAAAATCAGCGGCGCCGATGCCAACCAGGCCGCATCAGCCACACTGCAGTTCGGGCAAGCACTGGCAGCGGGCGCCCTGCGCGGTGACGAGTTGAACAGCATCCTTGAGGCATCGCCCCGCCTCGCCCGCCTGCTGGCAGAAAGCATGGGTCAGCCGATCGGGCAGATCAAGCAGTTGGGCGAAGAGGGCAAGTTGACCTCCGACAAGCTGCTGCGCGCGCTCACCGATCAGAAGTTCACGGCCGGCATTGACGCGGAATTTCGGCAACTCCCCATCACGTTCGATGACGCGATGACGAGCGTCTACAATGCTGCGTTGACGACATTTTCGGCATTCGACCGAGGCGGCCAGTTTTCCACAATGCTTGCCAATTTCTTCGGGGATGGGGCGGATGGTTTCAGCGATTTGGAGCGGCAGGCCTTTGATGCTGGAGCTGAAATAAGGGCATCTTTTGCCGGGCTGAAGGACGTGTTCGACCCGTTAGTCGATGGTGCATTCTCCGCATTCGGCAAAATCGAAGGGCGGGCAAATTATGCCCGCGATAGCATCGCAAACATCCTCCGGCTGATCGACAACGTGGATAACACTTTCATCAGCGTTGATAATTTCGGTCGCCGTGTCGACAACAAGATCAAGTCGACAATCAACGAGGCCTCCCGGCGTGCCGGTAACACCGGAGGCCAATTCTCGATGACCCCCTTGGTTAAAGAGGCGGATCGGGCCGGCACATTCCTGCGCGCTTTCAACCAGTCGATGCAGCAGTCCCAGGGGGAGCGAGCGGAGCAAGCCTTTCGCTCGATGATCGACGGGTATGATGTGATGGGCAACCCACTGCCCGGTCGAACGGCCAAGGCATCGCCATCCAGCGGCACAGCATCCTCCGGCTCCACCAAGCGCCGGATCGGCGGGGCGCGCGCCAGCGGCTCGACGCAGGCAAGGAAGGAAATCTCCTTCGAAGACCAGATCGCCGCGATCGAGGACGCCTATACGCGGGCGCAGGCGGCGGCCGATGCCTTCATTCGCAAGGTGGACAAGGGATTCCTCTCTGTAGGGTTCACTCAGGACGATCTGTCGGGCCGCGGCATTCAGGACAGCATCAACGAGGAACTGGCCGCTCGCCAGGCTGCGGCAGACGCAGAAGCCAAACGCCGGCAGGATCTGGCTGACGAGCTTGCACACCGACAGGAACAGCAGATCTACCACCTCGCCAACCTGTTCGAAGATGGGTTCCGGGGCGGCACGAAAGCGATCTGGGGGGACTTCAAGACGATCGGATTCCGAATCCTCGCGGAAATGGCGGCCCGGTTTGCGGTGATCAAGCTTGGCGGCGGGTCAGGGGATGCCAGTATTGGCGGCCTTTTCTCGGCCGCTACGCAAGCCATCTTCGGCCGCGCATCAGGCGGATACGTCGCACCAGGCCAAGCCGTCAGGGTCAATGAGGCGTCTAGCCCTGGCAAGGTCGAAGGATTCCGCCCGATCGGCGCCGGCCACATTATCCCTCTCGGTCGGATGAATGCCGCAAAGCCCAGCGGCACGACGACCATCGTCAGCGCCCCGACCTTCGACTTGAGCAAGGCCGTGATCACCCCGCAGCTTTATGCCGAAATGCAGCGCATTTCCGACCGAAGCGCCGCTCAATATTCGGCCGCGATGGGCAAGAAGGTCTTGGGTGCCGTCCCATCCCGCCTCGCGCAATACCAGTCGGACGGTATCTGATGGCAACCTATCGCGAAAGCATTGTGGTTCGCATCGATTGCGATCCTGTCTGCCTGATCTACGGCGGCTTCGGCAATTTGTTGATGCCCGCCGATAGTGTCATTCCGGCGCCAGAAACTGCGCTTGGCGCTGCGGAGCTTCTGAACGTCCCGGATATCGAGGGCCTGATAAACGGCTCTGCTGGCCGATATGAATTCACCGTTTCCGGTGTCACGCCCCATATGACTCGGCTCGCCCTGGAAGACGCGCCGAGTGTTCGGAACGCCCGCGTCGATGTCGGGATCATCAAGTTCGACGGTGACTGGAACATTGCAGCGGTCGAATGGGAAGCGGTGCTTGAGGCGCGCGCCCTGACCGTCAGCCGCCCGCAAGAGCAGGATGGCCAGATCACACGGTCTATCTCACTCACAGTCGCCCATGGCGAAACGCAGCGCGCACGGGCGCCAAACTCCCATTTCACCGATCAGGACCAGCGCCGCCGATCTGCGACGGACGCTATATTCAGCAACGTCGGCGGGATCAGCGCAGGAACGACCCGGAGGTTCGGGCCGAATGACTGACCTCGGCAAGTGGCTCCTTGAGCATAACCATCTTAGCCGGGCGGCTGGCGAATGGGACTGCTGCGCTTTCCCGGCAGCTTGGGCGATCGCCAATGGCTGGCCTGACCCGATGGCGGCATGGCGGGGCGAATATGGCAGCGAGGAAGAAGCGCAGGAGATAATCGACAAGGCCGGCGGCCTGGCCAACCTCTTCGCGATAGGGATGGCGAGCGCAGGCATTACCGCGTGCGATACGACGACCACCGGATGCATCGGCGTCGTAAATATCGGTGGCCATGAGGCGGGAGCAGTATTTACCGGCAAGCGATGGGCCTTCGTTGCTGAACGCGGCCTAGCCTATGCATCGATTGATCCTGCTAGCGTCGCCGCGCTTTGGAGCTTGGCTCATGGGTAGGCTGGTTAGCGGCATCCTGCTGACCGTAGCTGGCGTGGCTTTGCAAGGCATACCCGGTGTCGGCCAGGTCATCGGCACCGCGCTAATCACGGCGGGTCTGTCGCAAATTGCTTCGGCGATATTGGCGCCCGGCCTCCCCAAGACGGAAACCGCAGAATCAGCGATCAAATCTCCGCGCCCACCGCGCGTCGGGGCATATGGCGCCATGCGTCTCTACGGCGCTTGCATCCTGTATGAGACAGGCCCCAACGGCGCCGCCATCGATGCATGGGCGGTCCACGATGGCATGATGACATCGCCTCTGGCCTTCTATCTGAACGACGACAAGGTGACGCACAAATCAGGCGTCTCCTATCCCGGCGGGCTGGTGAATGGCTTGGCGGATGGCCGGTATGGCGATGACACGACGCGTCTCTACTGGACCGATGGGAGGACGCCGGGCACGTCAGTTCCGCTTATCGTCAGCGAACTTCCGGGCGTCTGGTCGAGCAACCACCGCGGCGATGGCGTGTGCCTGCTCTATCTGCGCTGCGCCTCGGTAAAATCCAAGAATTTCCTCAAGCGCTTCCCTAATGGAGCGCCCACCCCATCGATCGCAGCGCAGTGGCAGAAATGCCCTGACCCTTGGGCCGCTGATCCAGCTAACCCCGCCGGTTGGACTTGGACCGAGAATCCGATCCGCCACCTCATGCATTACAAGATCGTGCGCGAGGGTCTGGATTACTCGGCCAAGATTGCTCCGACAATCAGCTATTGGCGGGCCGCATCCGATGTCTGTAACGAGGCCGTTGCCCTTCGCGGTGGCGGAAGCGAGGCGCGCTATCGCAGTTGCGTCACCCACAAGCTGACCGACAAGCATGCAGATGTAACGAACGCCATTCTCGCCTGTTGCGACGGCTGGATAGCGCCTCGCGCCGATGGCGCGCTGGTCGTTTTCGCCGGCAAGTATCAGGCGCCCACTGTCACGATCGATGGCAGGCATATCATTGCCTACGAATGGAAGGGCGTCGGCGTTGATGATGATCAGGCCATCAACGAACTGCTCTGTTCGTACATTTCCGCGCCGCACGACTATGCAAGCGTTGAGGCTGACGCGTGGCGCGATGAAGACAATATCTCCGAGCGGGGGCAGGTTCTATCCTCTACGCTTGAACTGCCGGTTCCGAGTCACGGCCAGATCCGCCGGTTGGCAAAGCGAAAGATCGCCAAGGTCAACGCCCTCTACCGCGGCTCAGTTTCGACCAACGTTGCGGGCAAGATCGCGCGCGGTCATCGCTTCATCAATCTGCATCTGGAAGAGGCTGGAGCCGTCTTCTACAGCGGTCCTGTCGAGATCATCGCCATCCGACGCAACATGGCGACGGGCGGGATAACCTTCGATTGGGTCGCTGCCGATCCGAACATCGATGCCTGGAGCCCCGCCACCGAAGAAGGTTTGCCAGCTGCCATTGGCAATCGAGTGGCCCTCACCCCACTCGACACCCCGACCATCACCTCGGCGGTCCTCGACTATTCCGACAGCTCAAGCGGCGACGGCTCGGGTGCGCGGGTCCGCATCATCGCCGCCGGGCCGGATCGCGACGACCTGACTTGGTATGCCCGCTGGAAGACCAGCACCGGTTCGGTCTGGAACGAGAGCGAATATAGCGACATCGACCCCGGCGCCTCCGTCGAACTGCTCACCGGCTTCGTCCCGGTCGACGCGATGATCGATGTGCAGGTCGCCTATCAGGTTGGCGACGGCCGTGTCTCCGATTGGTCCGCCACCGCCACAGTCAACACTACCACCTCCGGCATGCTGACCGAGGACGGCGACATGATGATCACTGAAGACGGCGACGAAATGATTGAGGAATAGCCATGGCACAGAAGAAGTGGAGCGAGTTCGCCGCCGGTAGCGCTCTGACCGGCACCGAGATCATCCCCGGCATTGCCAGCGGCGTGAACCGGCGATGGACGGCGGTGCAGATAGCCACCTACATCACGGCGCTGATCACCGACAGCGCGCCGGCGACGCTCGACACGCTCAACGAACTGGCGGCGGCGCTGGGGGATGATCCGAACTTCGCGGCGACGATGGCGACGGCGCTGGCCGGCAAGCAGCCGCTGGATGCTGAACTGACGGCATTGGCGGCGCTGACCACCACGCCCTTTGGCCGAGGGCTGTTGACCATGCCTGACGCTGCGGCAGCGCTGACGGCGGTTGGCGGGCAACCGCTTGCCAGCACGTTGACGAAGTTGGCCGCTCTTGCGCTCGCTCCTGAGAAGGTGATCAGGATTAATGCGTCGGGCGACGCGGAATTGATCGACTGGATCTTGTCCGGTTCATGGACGCCGACCATCACCTGCGTCACGCCTGGTGACCTTTCGGTTAGCTATTCGACGCAGGTCGGGGGATATAACAAGCGCGGGAAAATGGTGGAAATCTGGGGCACCCTGATCTTCACCCCCACATATTCCACGGCAACCGGCAATCTGAGGATCGACGGCCTTCCAGCAGCCGCCGACAGCAGTTCTGCTTTGGCGACGATCAACTTCGCCTCGCTGTCTTCGTTCACCTGGCCGAGCAGTTCGACCCAGTTGTTCATGACGCCGCAGGCCAGCGCCCAATACGCGCATATCGTAGGACATCGATCTGGCGGAAGCACCGCAACCGCGCAGATGTCCATGCTCCCATCTGGGACGGCGCAGACTTTGCGCTTCTCTGGGACTTACCGTTCAGCCGCGTAAGGCATGAGGGGTATAAAGCAACGCGGGGCTAAAACCTACGCTGGGGGGCATGAAGATCGTCCCCGCGCATGTCTGGAATCCTGACCCCGTTCGTGCGGGTGTTCAGGCGACGGTGATTAGCGGCGGCACGGCGCTCGACGGTGACGAGACAGTCATCCAGACCGATGGCGGCGGCCGGGTCGAGATCAGCTATGGTGAGTTCGACCTTGACGATCCCTATGCGCGCCGGCTCTGGGATGCCTGGCAGGACTATTTCTCCGGCGGCGCGCGGGTGGTCGCTGTTCCGGTCCTCGCGCTGGAACTGGCACCGGTCCCCGCAGGCGCTTCCGCCACAATCGGCGTGGACGACCAGTGGTTTCCCACCAGCGTCAGCTTCAGCCCGCCCATGATCATCGCGGAGACGGTTGGCCTCGCCCCGCTGCGCGCTGTCACGATCACGCTCGATATCAGTCAGGGCGACGCACCGGAGCCGGGGACGTGGTTCGGCATCGGCTACCGCTCCTACAAAATCCGCCGGGTCATCAGCGTTTCCGGCTCGCAATATGAAGTCGAGTTCTCGCCTCCCCTGCGCGATGCTGTTGCGGACGCGACGCCGGTCAACATGGACTGGCCCGTCGTCCAGTGCCGCCCGGTGCTGGGCCAAGACCTGATCCCGCAAATCTCCAACGGGCAATATGGCTCGATGTCGGTGTCGTTCGTGGAGGACTTCACGCCGCTCAGCGAGGTGGTCGAATGATCGTCGCGCAGTATCGCAGCGCGCACGGCTCGCGCATCGTCATCCCCCTGCTGCTCAAGGCGGACGACGGCGAGACGGTGGACGAGATTGCCGTTTCCGCATGGCTGCGTTTCGCGGATTTCCCGCCTGCCGAAGCAACCGACGACATGCCCGATGCGATCGCCTTCACGGTGGAGACGCGCGACGACAAACCGGGCTGGCTGCTCATCATCCCGGAAGCCGACGCCGATGCGCTGGCGGTCGGATTCTACATCATCACCATCAAGGCCGGCGAGGACATCAGCGACCGCTTTGCGCGCCTGGAAATCGTTGAAGGGGCCGCTGGATGACTGCCTATATCAAGTTCGACGGTGAGCCGATCTATGGCGATCAGGCCATCGCCGCCATCGCCGGCCCGCGCGGGAAGTCGGCGGCGCAGCAGCTATACGACGCTGGACTGATCCCCGAACCGACGACCGCCGCAATGAACGCCTATCTGGGCCAGATTGGCGCCGATGCCGGTCAGGAAGCGGCAGAGGCTGTTGTGGGCGCGGTTTCGGATCGCGTGACCGATCTGGAGGAGATCGACGCCGGGGATCGGCTCGATGCGCTTGATTCTGTGGGCCTGGTGACCACCAAGGGGTCGGGCCAGATGCTGATGGGTTCCAGCAATATTGCTGAGAGCGGCAACGGCGCCCGTGTCCCCGTGTGGCGCAATGCGACTCCGACCGACCTCATGTCGCGCAAGGCCCCGACCGACTACAGATACCTGTTCGACGCCCTCAAGGATGCGGGCGAGGCGATCGAGAATTTCATTTCGCCCAAGGCGACGCTGACCAGCGGCGGGCCGCTCGACCATTATGCCGCCTTCAATCGCGGTGCGGCAGACAAATCCTGCTCGCGGCTGCTGCTCAATCGGCCGTCCTACTATTTCCGTTCGGGCATTGGGTCGAAGCTGCGGAACATGGTGTTCGTGTCGGGATCGGTCGCGGGCGGTCGCCCGACGATCATCTTTTCCGATGAACTGCACCACATGATCGATCTGGGCACCGACTGCGAGAACATCCGCTTCGAGGGGCACTGGATCGTCGCATTCCGCGACACGCCGGCAACCAGCTCAGTCTATGGTCTGTCCTGCAGCGGCTGCAAGAATGTCGAGTTTGATCGCCTGACCATCCTCAATAGCTTGGGCGGCGCGCGGTTCGTAAGCACCACCGCCAATGTCCATATCCGGCAGCTAGACCTGCCGGCGGGCGCGCCCTTCGCGACCGCCAATACGATCAGCGGGGTGGTTATCGATCGGCTCACTGGCGGCGACACCAGCACCATCGGCGCCGGCCATGACCTTAAAATCGGCGTGCAGTTGCCAGCGATCCTGTCGAGCATCGGCCTGCTGACGGCTTCGGCGAATAAGCACATCCGCTTCAACGGCTCGGCAGTGCCTGTTCTGGATGACTGGATCGAACAGGCGTCGTGGACCCCGACCGTGAGTTGCAGCAGCCCCGGCGATCTGAACACCAGCGGCCTGACCACGAGCGGCAGCTATTGGAAATACGGCCGCCAGCTGATCCTTGATTACGTCATCACCGGGTCGATTACCTACGCCACCGCGACCGGCAACCTTCAGATTGGCGGCGTTCCCTTCCTGTTCAGCGGCACCACATCGCAGCCCATGGATGCGCCGAACACATTGCCGTCTGCGTGGATCTGGCCAGGCACGTCATCGACGGTCTTCTTCGCTACGGCTGTCGGCTCGCAGAATTATTTCAATTTCGCCGCCGGCAAGTCCGGTTCCAGCTATTCGCTCGCGCAAATCGGCATGTGGGCGTCCGCGTCGGCCAGCATCACGCTGCGTGGGCGCATCCGCGCCATGGCCAATTCTTAGGAGATAGCCGATGTATCTGATCACCCATCTCCATGGCCCGATCGAGGTGCGGGAAACCGTCAGCGTCGAAGTTTCCGGCATGAAGCACGAAATCCCAAACCATCGCGTGCTGAACCCTGGCGACGACATCAGCAAAGAGCCGCCCGATCTTCAGCAGGCCTGCGCGGATTGGTGGACCCCGGCCCGCATCGATGCTTTCGAGCGGAGCAAGCAGGATGCTGCAGCGCGCATCGAGGAGGGCGGCGATGCCGGCTAAAAGCGCGATCTTTTACGGCTCGACTGAGTGGTCGATCATCGCCGCGATCGCCTTCCGCCGTGAATTGCGAGACATTGGCTATACCGGCGATGTCCAGGTCGCGCTGATCTCGCCGTCCCGGCACCTCGACGGCATCACCATGACCGGGCCGAGCGCGACGGACATCGGAAAGCCCGGTAAGCGCAATCGCGGCATCTATCTCGAATGGTATCGGCTTTGCGGCCGCCCCTATGGCCTGACCGCCGCGCGCGTGATCGAGCCACGAATTGCCGAAGCGATCTTCATGCGTATGCTGGGTGCTGAGGGCATTCAGGTCTATCAGGCCCGGCAGGTCGCTGAAACTGCCGGGGCAGTAGTCAAGGATGGCGCCGGGAACATCACGTCCGTCACGATGACGGATGGGTCGGTCTTCACCTCCAGCTATTGGTTCGACGGTTCGATCTGCATGGACCTGCTGGGCCGTGCCGGCACCGAAGGGGTGCATTGGCGCATCGGGTCGGAGGGCGAGGCCGAATATGGCGAGAGCCTGGCCGGCTATGGCAAGTTCGGGATCGAGAAGAATGGCGTCGCGATCTCGACCCAGATCGACGGCGTCAACCGGCCGCAGGTCTGCGACCCTCCGGGTCTCGCTGTCGGCGCTGCCTATGATGGGGTGCAGGCCTTTGGTCCGCGCATGCAATATACCCGTCAGCCCGGCATGTTCGTGGCTTGGGACAAGGCCAAGGTCAACGGTGTGTCGATCCTTGAGGGCTATGATCGCGAGCAGGTGGCGTTCCTCGCCAACATCCAGAGCCGCGAAGGTGACATCGATAATGTCGGCATCGGCGGCGGCAAGTTCCAGGACAATGGCGACTATATCCTGACCGATGCCACCGGCAGGCCCCGGCATTGGGACTATGCCCGCCTGACCTATGCCCAGCGCGACCAGTTCCATACCGACTGGAAGCTGTTCGCCGCCCGGTGGAATTATTTCCGTGCGTTCGATCCGGCGTTCGCCGGCACCATGCAGGACAGCATGACCACGCTGACGCTGCAGGAAGACGGCACGCTCGCGCGGGTGGCGACCTGCGGCTATCCCAAGGACGAGCACACCGACAACGACTATCTGCCCCGCCTTCCTTATCCGCGCGAGACGCGCCGACCGATCGGCAATTATGTTCTCACGCAGATGGACCTGTGCATCACCGATCCGCTCGCGCCGCGCAATGCCTTCAAGGCAACCGGCTCCGCCATCGGCGGCTATTCGATGGACACCCATCCGGACATGTGGGAGCGGACCGGGCCGGACAGCTTCATCATCAGCGGCACCCGCCCGCACGCCACGACCGGCGTGTCAGTCTATGATCAGGGTTACGGCATCCCGTTCGAAGCGCTGTATCACAGCGACATTCCCAACCTGATGTTCGGCTATCCGTCCTGCACGCACAGCGCTTGGGGATCGATCCGGATCGTCCTGAACCTATGCCTGGCTGCCGAAGCGGCCGGACGCGCGATGGCACGGGCATTCGCGGCCGGCATTGCGATCCCAGCTACCGACGTGCCCGCCCTGCGCACCAGGCTCACTTCGCTCGGTCTCTATGTCGACCCGCTGCCGGCGGGCACCGATCCGGAAGATCCCGAGGACCCGGAAGATCCTGACACGCCCGGCGACGGAGATGGTGAAGGCGACGGCGACGACGAGGCCGGGGGCTGATCTGCATGACCACTGAACCCCTCCACGATGTCCGCATGGAAGTCGCCAAGGCGCATGAGCTGATCCGTGTGGTCAAGCATGACCTGAACAACGACCGGCAGGCGCAAGTCAATTTCGAACGACACCTGGAGCGCATGGAAAAGAAGCAGGACAAGTTCGACGAGCGGATCGAGAAGCTGGAAGAGAAGCTGGCCGGCAAGATCGAGGAAAACCACAAGGTCATCAGCGACAAGGTTGATGCGCTCAAGGACAGCCTGGCAGCCGTCAATCTCAAGCAGGAGAAGAGCGCGGGCTTTTATGCCGGCGTTATCGCCGCCGCCACGCTGGCGGTGAGCATCATCCTGTTCCTGGTGAAGCTGCTATTTGAGAGGGGGCATTGATGGGCATCAAGGATCGTCTGATTTCCGACTGGCGCAAGGCTTACAAGCTGTGGTCGGTGCGGCTCTCCGCGCTTGGCCTAGCCGCCATGACCGCATGGCCCAGCATCCCGCAGGAAATTCGCGAGGAGATTCCCGGCCAGCGCTGGATCGCCGCGGGCATGTTCGCTGCCGTGATCCTTGGCCGCCTCATCAATCAGGAGAAGAAGGATGGCGAGTAAGAAGCAAACCGCGATCGGCGGTGGCATTGCTGCTGCGCTGGTCCTCGCCGTTCCACTCATCGGGTCATGGGAGGGCAAGCGCAACGATCCCTATCTGGACATCGTGGGCGTCCCCACCGTCTGCTATGGCGAGACGCGCGTGGCGATGCGGCGCTATTCGGATGACGAGTGCCTGGCCATGCTCAACAAGGGTGTGCGCGAGTTCGCCGAACCGGTGGCCAAATGCACGCCAGCCATCGCCAACCGCCCCTATCAGCTCGCCGCCGCAACCTCGCTGGCCTACAATGTTGGCGTCGCCGGCTATTGCAAGTCCACCGCCGATCGCCGCTTCGACGCTGGCGACTTCAAGGGCGGATGCGAGGCGCTCAAATTCTGGAACAAGGCGGGCGGTCGCGTCGTCCAGGGGCTGGTGAACCGCCGGGCCGCCGAATATCGCCTGTGCATGGTGGGGCTGTGATGCGCAGCCTTCTGGTCGGCATCCCCATATCCGCCGCGCTCTGGCTGGCACTGCTGGTCGGCGGCGCCTGGATGATGGCATCATGATCCCCCTCCCCGCCACCCTCCGTCCCTATCTGCTCGGCGCGGCCGGCATCGCGATCCTCGCTGCTGCGATCTGGGTCTGGCGCATCGACAGCCTGCGCGCGTCCCACAAGGCCGACGCGGCGAACGTCCGGCGGGAATATGCGCTGTTCCGCGAGCAGGTGGAGGCCAAGGCCACGCAAGCCCTGATAGCCCAGAAGGCGGCCAACGCTGCCCAGGAACAGAAGTGGAAGGAGAAGGCCAATGTCGCTGACCAGAAGCACGAAACCGAGCTGGCTGCGGCGAACGCTGCTGCTGAGCGCTATATTCGCGACAACCGCCTGCTGCGGCAAGCAGTCGATCGAGGTGCGAGCGGGGAAACCGGTGGCCCCACCCAAGTTGACGGCGCCCAAGATAGCGACCGATCCGGTGAAGCTGCCGAGCTGGTTGCAGTGAGGGCGGATGATGTGCGCATCTGCACCGAGAACACCCGCCGGCTGATTGGTGTGCGGGATTGGGCGCTGGGGCTTTAGTGTTCGGCCGGGCCAGACCATAGTCTGGGCGCGCAAGATGTAACGCTCCCGGCCAAGTGATTGCCGCCAACCGGGATCCCCCAGTCCAAAGCGGCAATTCCTTATACCCGATCACCGGCGGCAAGGGAATCCCCCGCCTCCCGCGCTTCGGAGAGGGCGGAAGCGGACCATTTCGCAATGCGGCCGATCGCCCAAGGGTCGCGCTCTTTACCGTCCGATGAGGTGGCAGCGCTGGCTTCGGCGTTGATAGCGGCGATGGCCTCCCGCAACCGCGCAATCTCCGCATCCTTCGCGGCGGTTGCAGCGGCGACGGACTGGAGGCGGTGGGATTTGAAGGCTTGCAACCCGGTCACGTTGTCCCAAAGCCCAGCGCGAACGTCCGCCGCGTCAAATTCCGCGAGCATGTTCATGGCAAGATAAGCCTCCCGATCAGCATCCGTCACCCCGCCAGCGTGCGCGACTGGCTGGGCGGGATGCCTGCGACCGGCAAGGACGCCATAGAGAGCCGCCTGCGTCGCATCCTGATAGTCCATGTAGCCACCCTTTCGGATTTCGGCGGCGATGGCCTTGCGAGCCTTGTTGAGCGGGTCGTTCTCGAAATAGCGCGCAGCGGCATCGCGAGCCAAATCCAAGGCATCGTTCGGGCACGGCTCCAGCTTCTCGGCTTCTGGTCTGTCAGTCATGGGCGAAACCTTTCGGATTGTAGAACACCCGCAACCCGCAGGTGCAAGGCGACTTGTCGAGATAGTCGAGGTCATTGGCCGCGCACCCGGTGTCATGGGTGACATACCGGGCCATGCCTTCGATCTGGGCCTTTAGGCGCGAAAACTCATCGACCTTTGAATCCGGAATCGTCGCGCATTCGTGGGCCTCCTTCGCGATCTCATCATCGCAGGTGCAAGGGCATGTCCAATTCGTGGAGTGCCCGCATCCGGCCAGACCTAGGCAGCGTTCGCCGAACATCATTCATCCCCCTTCTGTGAGGCGGCGAGGGCTGCTCGGGCTGAGCAGCTAAGGCAGTTGGTGAAGCCGTTGAAACTGTCGTACTCACAGTCGGCCTTCGCCAGCTTGACTACGATGTCCCGCATCTCGCCACGCTACCCCTTATCCACCTCTTGGCCAAGCCGAGCGGGAGGGGAGGCGTAGAGGGGATGCGTCTCAATCGGGTCATGGCCATTGACGCGCTCAGGATGTGCGCCATAGCGGCTCACCTTGCGACCGGCATAATCAAGATGGACATAGCGATAGGCGACAGGCTCGACCTGGGCGGGCGTCGGGGTGGATCGATCATCCAGGCGGGCGACACGTCCATCCTCATCGTCATAGACGCGACCGGCTTTGAGAACATTGTAGATGGTTCCAGCAACATCACCGTCCCATGTCTCGCTGCCATCTGCTTGATCCCAATCTTCAACACCCAATGCTTCCGCCAAGGTCTGGATGCAGAAGTCCGCCCCCTCATCCATGCCCTTTGCTTTGACCTCCCCCTCCCCGTCGAACTCCTGACCACGAGACAATGCGGCAATCACCCGCTCGCGCTCATCACGGCGCACTTCGATGTAATCATCATTCGGATCGTATGGCGTGCCCCGGATGATTTCGGCGTCGAACTCCTGACCGAGGCGCTGGAGGGTGGTGAGGGGCTGTTCCGGCTCCCCGGCCTGCTCAGGGGCGGTGGTCGAAACCTTCTTGGCAAATCCAGCCAGCGCCACCATGACATCAGCGATATCCTCGTTCGACAGACGAGGAACATGCTTCCAGTTGCGGCAAGCATTCTCCAAGAATTTCACGGCGTCATCTTTCGTCACGGCAATCGCCATCTTCACAGCATCAGTCATGTTCTGGGCCTTTCGATAGGAGGATTTCGCGGACGGCGAGGCGAAAGCTCATGCAGTCTCGGCCGGCGTGGCACAGATCGAACTCGCGGCTATTGAACCGGCATGGGCCGCCGTCCTTGTGATCCCTTCGACGGTCGCCGCATTCGCATTGATCGTCGGGATGATCGGCTATCTGGTGGGAGGGGGTCATGGGGCGCCGTCCTCGGGTGTCAGGCCAGCCTTTAAAGCGGCATTCGCCAGGCGGCACAGGTCATAGAGTTCTTGCGGGTGGCCGATCCGTGAAAGCTGGGCGATCACGATGTCGTCGTTTCCCTCGGGATGCTCGCGGACGATGCTGGGCACGTGCGAACATTCCCACGCGTCGCTGATGAAGCAGAACCGGCGGATCATGCTGGCGCCCTCATTCTCAGCATCCCGGTCGGAACATTCGTCCCGCTCTCGGAGAAGCTGCCCACCGGCAGATCGCGCCACTCGCCCTGCAGTTCGCCGTGATCGTAATGCGCAGTTGCCGGCAGGATCGAAACCAGTGTGCCGCCCGGCTTCAGAAAACGCAGTGCATGCTGGACGTGTTTCACATAGTGGCGGCCATAGAACGGCGGGTTCATCACCACCGCGTCGAATTCCGGCGTCGCCGGATGGTCGAGGAAGTTGGCGGTCAGGACGGCATGGCCCTTCGCCTTAGCTTCGGCCGCCCGGCCAGGATGATATTCGATCCCGAAAGCATTCTGCCGGCGATCGCGCAGGGCGTCCATGATCCGGCCATCGCCGCACGATGGCTCCAGCACGCGCAGGACCGGGCAATCTCGGCCGCGATAATGCTCGGGGTTCGGGATGTGTGCGAACTCCAGCGCAGCGTCGACCACGGCGCGCGGCGTCGGGTAGAATTGCAGATCCTTCGACACGGCAGTGCTTGCGCTCGGCTTCACGCCTTCCGGCTCGGCATCAGGCAGCACCTCGCCGTAGAACTCAGCCAGCGCCCGGTTGATATCCAACAGCGTGGCAGGCGTGAAATAGACATGCGCATTGCCGTTCGCGAACTTGCGGATGGACATGCCGCGATCAACGGTCCCGAATGTTTCGACCTTGCCATAACGGTCAGTGCGGGAAACCGGCTCACCATCTAGAACGGCGTCTTCGCCCTGACGGTGCATGATGTCCATCGCGGTGAACTCTGCATGCGCAAAATGCTCGATGCCTTGATAGGCGGCGAGTGCGTTCACGATGTCCTTGAACCGATCTCGCGCCCACCCAACGCTGTATTCGCCCCAGCCATTCAGGATGATGCGCTTTGGCAGTCCCTTGACCCCGATACGCACCTTGCTGTGCGACTTGTAGGCCGGGTCCAGATCAGCGAATGCCTCGGCCAGGCCGCGCAGGATATGAAAGCGCGGGCGGATCAGATAATCGCCGAAGGTTGCCTTCGCCGTCTCCATCGTCAGCGGCGGCGGGCTGGCAAGCGTCTGGTCGAAAAGCTTCTTGTCCTTGGCGCTGGCGATCTTGGCGATGTCGAGGCGACTATAGATTGCGCGCCATCCAGATATCAGCAGGTTCTTCCGAAGCGTATCGGCATAGAGGTAGGACTTGCTGCCCACCGGCTCGACAAAGTGCCCCTGGACGGTAGCGGCCATGCCGAGCGCGGTGAAAGCGTCATCGAATGAGGCAATGGCCTGGTCGATCGCGGCGTGCTTGGCCTCGTATTCCTCGATCAGGTCAGCGACTGTGCGCTGTGGTGCAATGGCGGTGCTCAT